CGCATGGCGTCCGACATCGAGGACATGATGCCCCGCTGGATTCCTGTCGGCGAGCGGCTGCCAAAGGAGTACGAAACAGTGCTTGTCGCAACCGATGGCGGCGTGTCCGCAGGGGAAATCCGCTTTCCTGACAGCGAGTGCGACATGGACGAGCCTTGGTGGATGGTTTTCAAGGATAGGCGAGATCAGTCTGTTTCGTGGGCCGGCTTTGTTTCTTTTGCAAACGTAACCCACTGGATGCCGCTGCCCGAGCCGCCCGTGCGAGAGAGCGAATGAACGCAGACATCCCCTACCTGCACTGTCACGTTCGCCGCGAAGTCATCGGCTCAGACACTGGCGTTGAGGAGGCCTACGCCTTCGCGGTTCAAAGCGTCCGTGGGCGGGCCCTGGGCCTGCATGTCATGCTGCGATCTGGGGCGCACTACAGGAATGTTCCGTTGCACGCCGTCGTGCTGTCGCCCGATGCGCCGAAACGCGAGGCTGGCGATCTGGCCTATTGGGACTGTTTTTCAAACACGCCAATCGTCACGGTCTTCGACTACCTCCGCGACCACGAGTGTTTGGCATATCTGCCCACGAAGCAGACCATGCCGGGCATGTATTTGTTCACGGTCGACTGGATGCCCGACGACCCGAAACACCCGGGATTCATTCTCCAGCCCGATCAGAACAAGTGCGGTCACGTCCTCGCTTTAGAGGACGGGAATCTCGCGATGTTGCCCACCAACCGGATTGCGTGGAGAGACGGGTACTGGATCGGAAGCAGCCCATCTCCAGAGAAACAGGGCTATGTCGTGCAGCACAACGTCTACCACGCCGAGTCCTCCAGCCGAGACTTCAGCAAGTCTGAGATGTACTTCTATGGGCAGCCCGACGAGACTTGATAAAGTCAGGACATGGCATCTTTCACGCAGCTTCCGGCGACAATGAACGTCACGGTCAAGGCCGGCGACAAAGCCTCGACAAGCGTCGACTTTGACGTCTCTTTGGCCCCGTATACCGTGGCTTCTCAAGTCACGTCCTTAATCACAGGGGCAACGGTAGCGTCAGTGGCTACCACGGTGACGAACGCCGCCAACGGGCAGGTGGCACTCGTGTTCCCTTCGACTGTTCCGGCCGGGTCGTATGGATGGTCAATGACCTGGACGAGCAGCGACGGGGGCAGGCGAACTGTTCTTTCTGGCGTCGCTGAGTACGTCCCGTAATGGTCACGGTAAGCTCCGAGACGGTCTCCGTTTCCGTCAGCGACAACTCTGTCGTTGCAATCACGGAGTCTTATTCAAGGCCAGTCTCATTCACTATCGGCCAGACCACGTCCTCCCCTAGCGCTCCGACGCTCGGCGGCATCGGCCTGGGGACTGGGTCGTCTACAACGAACACCACGAACGCGGCCGCCGCAATCGGGCGAGACAAGCCGCGAGAGATGGCGTGGATGCTCTCAACGAAGTCGAGCGGGTCGATCACGATCGCCGGCGGCGTGGCAGTCAATCAATACCTGAGCATTCTTTGGTGGGATGGACAGGTCCAGGTCGTCGGCCCGGGGAACGGGTCGACGCTCCTCTCGGCATCGAGAGCGGTCCCCGCCACCGGGAACTGGTCCGGGGCGAGCCCAAAGGAGATTTACGTCTGGAGCGGCAACAGAATCCAGAGCGGCGGCCTCACTGCCCTGCACTGCCAGTCTGGAGGGCTCGTTGCGATCGACGTCGCTGACTGCGAGTCGATGCTTAGCCTCGACTGCTCGAACAACTCGCTGCGATCTCTCGACCTCAGCAAAACAGGGTCGCTCCAGTACGTCTACTGCGGGAGCAACTCAATCTCGTCGCTCAACGCGGCCTCGCTCTTGTCGCTGAAAGAGTTGTATTGCCACTCGAACCTGCTAACGGCCCTGTCGCTTTCGAGTAGCGTGCAGCTTGAGTCACTCCAGGCCAACAACAACCAAATCTCGACGTTCTCGCTGACGGGGATGCCGAAGCTCGTGAACTTCTACTTCCACTACAACCTGATCTCATTCATCGACCTGCGGTCGTCGCCGATGCTCAAAAACGTGAACCTGATCGGAAACTTCCTGACGTCGATTCGAGCGACGGGTCTAGTTCTCAACGGGAACCTCGGGACAAGCCTCGGCCAAAACATGCTCTCCGCCGCCGCGTTAAACACGTTTTACCAGGACCTGTCTCCAGCTACGGGGGGAGCGATTTACGTCTCCGGCAATCCGGGCGCAGCGAGCGACGACACGTCAATCGCTGTCGCAAAGGGGTACGCAGTCTATGGGTGAGCGGCTCTATTTCCAGTTGAACGGCAAGAGCGTCACGACGGACGTTGACGAAGTCCGTGCGCTACTCGGTGGCTGCGGAGAGCCTCTCCCAACATTGCCTCCAATCGCAATTCTCTCCGGAGACCAGCCGGAACTCCCCGAGGGCACTCTCGTTTTCAGGTATCCATCACAGGCCACGCTGGCGGCCGCAGAGATTGGGGTCGAACTTCCCGAGTCGGGCTCCGAGGGGGAGCCGGCTGTCGTTCGCAATTTGCCTCTCCGGCCGGTTTCGATCACAGCGACGCAGATTCGGCTCTGGCTCTTCCGGAAAGGCATCGACGTCTCTCAGGCGATCCAGGCGATCCAGGACGAAAAGGAGAGAGGCGAAGCGATGATTCTTTGGGAGTACGCCCCCTACGTCGACCGCGACAATCCCCTGGTTGCCGCTATCGCCAATGCGATTGGCATGGGACCGGCCGAGGTGGACGAAGCATTCGCAGAGGCGGCTTCTCTGTGATCCTGTTAGGGGGCAGGGAATCGCAAAAATACTCCCGGATGCGGAACTTATGGACTGACGCGGCAAATTGATAGTGTCGAAGTATGGCCGACTACGCAATCCTGCCTTCGACACTCAACATCCAATTCGTTCGCGGAGACGAATTTGGAATGCTGCTCGACTTCGACCAGAACCTCACGGGGTACACGTTCGTCACTGAAGTGTACGAGGTCGCAGGGGTTTCTGGTGGAGTCGTCACTCGCGGCCCGGCATTGACATCGTTCACACTTACGACAGTTGACCTCTCGCTCGGGAAAATCAACCTTTCGCTGACCGAGACTCAGACCGGGGCCTTTAATCTCGCCAAGACGTACCGATGGTACATGCGATGGATAGCCCCTGGCGTGGTGACTAGGACTGTTCTCTCGGGGTCCATCGCTGTCGGAGACCCGTGATGGCGATTAACGTCACTGTCTCTGGCGGCGGAACCATCGTCGCCGACGTGAGCGGGGCAGACTCTGCCGACGTTGCCATCTCTGGGGCAGAGATTGTCGACGTTTCCGTCGCCGGCGGGATTGGCCCCGCCGCGTACATCAACGGCACGAATACGACTGTTATCGGCGTCCACCCTGTCGAGGCTGGCGCCAACATCACGGTCACGACGACGAGCGGCAGCTACACGATCATCGGCCGAGACGTGCCTGTCCAATCGGTTCAAGGGAGGGTCGGCGCTGTTGTCCTGACTCTCCAAGACCTGACAGCAGCCGCCCAAGTCCACACTCACTCAACGACTCAGGTCGTCGGCTTCACGGCTGCGGCCTCCTCTTCCGCGCCAGTTCAAAATGTTCAGGGTAGGACTGGCAACGTTGTCCTCACTCTTGTCGACCTCACGGCGGCAGCCCAGGTCCACACGCACTCGACCACCCAGGTCGTCGGCTTCACGGCTGCGGCTGCTCTGTCAGCCCCAGTCCAGACAGTACAGGGGAGGGCAGGAAACGTTGTCCTCACCATTGGAGACATCACGGCGGCGGCAGCATCGCACACGCATCTGGCGTCCCAAGTCTCAAACCTGACGACTGTTGCGAATGTTGTCAGCGTCAACGGCAGAACGGGAGTTGTTGTCGTCTCGGCTGTCGACGTCACTGCGGTTCACTCCCTGAATTCTCTCACTGGCCCGCTTTCGATCGTCGCCGGCCCCAACATCACCGTCTCAGCCTCGTCGGCTACGCTGCAAATCTCTGCCGCCAGTGCTCCAGTCTTTACCGTGCAAGGCAGAACAGGAGACGTAGTCCTCACTCGCGGCGACCTGACTGCCGCCGCCGTATCGCACGCCCACCCATACGTTCAGAACATCAACGGCTCGACGGGTTCGCTATCTATTTCTGGCGGCGTGAACGTCACTGTCTCGACCGAAGGCACTGCCATCACTGTCAATTCGCCGCTCGAAATTCCAGAACAGGCGGGATACTCCGCGAGAGTCCTTGGAACTGACGGCACGAACGCCAACTGGTTTGCGATCAATGCAGGATCGAACGTCACCATTGCGAGAAACACAAACTCGCGATCTATCTTGATCTCGGCCAGCGGAGGCGGGGGGACAGCGGGCGGCGGCGGCACGGCGATCTGGCCGGCAATCATTTTTGGAGGCTAAAGAATGCCCACGAACATAGCGATCACGGGAGACATCTACGGCCAGACAAAGGCTGGAAAAATCACCGATGCAGGGACCATCGTCGCATCGAACCCCGCAGGAAGCGGGAAAGTGCTGAGGGTCGGCAATCTGCTCGTTTCAAACACGACAGGATCGGCCAACGCAGATATGAATGCCGTTCTACGGCGAGGTGGCACGGTGGGTGCATCAAGCATCTACTTCGACGGAGCAAGCCATTTGACGCTAAGCACCTCCGCCGGGCTTTCGTTCAGCGGAGACTTCACGATCGAGGCATTCATCTACCTTCTGTCAAACGCAAACTACGGCGGAATTCTTGACTGCCGTACATCGAGCGGGTCATCAAACTATTTCTTTGGCGTCCGGAACAATTCTTATCAGCGACTCGTCTGGGGTACCTCGACGATCTCGTCATTTGAGTCAGACACCCCGATCTACTTTAGCCGTTGGACGCACGTCGCAATCGTCCGCTCTGGCTCAACGCTGTACTTCTACATCGACGGAGTCCGTGACGCGAACACAGCTACCCTGTCTGGATCGTTGTCGCCAAGCTCGTCGACGCCAAGAATCGGCTCGCTCGTCGACCCCCACTATTTCAATGGCTACATGGAAGAAACTCGCGTCAGCAACATCGCGAGATACTCAGGGGCATCTTTTGCAGTCCCGACAAGCCCGTTTGCGAACAACCACGCCAACTCCATGCTTCTCTTGCACGGCGACGGCGAAAACAACTCCGATACTTTTACAAACAGCGTCCTGTCTCCTCAGGGTGTCTCTAGGGTCGGCTCTACAAGGATCGTGACGAGCAACAGCGTCTTCATCGGCGAAGACACGCGACTTGCCCAAAAGATTTCAGTCCCCGCAAGTTCGAGCCTCGTGCTATCGGATAAGGCCATCTACCTTGAAGAAGGCGACAGGCTCGTCTGCTACGCGAGCACCAATGAGCGGCTGGAGTACATCTGCTCCTACGAGGAGATCGGATAAATGAAAGGCAGGGTGGGCGGCAGGCTAGGCGCCCGAAACACTGGGCAGCCTTCTACGTCGGCCGCGACCGGCGTGTGGGGACTCCAAGAGGCCTACGACGCGTTGTGGAGAAGTTCGTGGCCGATCTCGTGGAACGCTGGGTTCGGGGTCGCAAATCCTAGTTCCGTCAACGCATCCTGCCAGCTATCCGCAAATCTCTCGGCCAGCGGCTCTCGTTCGACAGCCTGGGGAGACCCAATCTCGTTTCAATGGCAAAGAAGCGAGTCGAACTCAAACACGCCAAACACAGGCAACCCGTGGCTCGCAGAGCACTTATCGCACAACGGGAACGCGTACCGATACCCCAATGAAACGTGGGTGGGGAGGTCTGCACTTAACCCGAGTGACGTTTACTCGGTGGGGCTTGCGCCTTCGCCGCTTGTGCGGATGGCATATGCGTCTACTGCATCGAGCGATTCGCTTTTTTCGCAGGTCGCGCTCCTTGCCAGCTTCGACAACGGGGCATTTGACAGAAGCAACGACAAGCGAGAGTTCTTTATCCGCAGAGGAGGAACGCTTTCTTCGGCCGTCAGGCGAGTGGCAGGAACAAGAAGTTTCACGAACGGAAGCGTCTCCTACTACGGAGACCTTCAACTTTCTGGGAATTTCTGCATTGAGGGCTGGTTTTATTTCGACAGCACAGCCGCGAGACGGCAGTTGTTCTCTCTCGGAACCATTTCCGGCGCAGGGAACTTCGTCGAATTCTCGCTCAACGAAAACTATTTCGAGTATCAGCGATTTGGCAGCCAGCCGGTCGTCCTGTCTTCCACTATCGTGGACTCGCAAGAGTGGGTCCACGTTGCCCTTGTTCGCAGCGGCTCGACCGTAAGGCTTTACGTCAACGGAATCAGCGACGGCGAAACCACTGACTCTAGCGTTGCGGGCGACTCCCTGCTCCGTGGGAATGTAATCCTGTACGCGAGAGCAAATGACTACGTCGATGAATTCAGGGTTACGAGGTCTTCTCGCTATGCGGCCAACTTCACTCCAGGCACATTCCATTCAGGAGGCAACTCCCCGCAAGTGATTGTCTCGGGCGGGGGCAGCGTGCTTGCGAACGGAACATATTCCGCCAAGGCGACCGGAGACGCGTCCTGGGACTCCAAGCAGTTCTACGTCAACAGCGACAACAATTGCTGCATTTTCTGGGAGGCCTCTCGTGGCATCTGGGCCATTACCCCAGGCTCGCTTTCCGGCCCTTCAGGCGAACGGGACAGTGGCTACAGCGGACGTTTCCTGTACATAAGCGACGGAAGTTGCTGGACGCCAGTCTCGGAGACAGACCGGCTCTATGGTCCACCGAGCCAAACCCTTTCCAGGACAGGCCTCACTTTCCTCGACAACGAAACATACTATCGGCTGAAGGCTGTTAGCGGACTAAACGAAGCGGCAAGCCGCACGGCGAAAATAACCGTCGAGCCGATCTCTGTCGCATTCACGCAACAGCCTACCGATCAGTTTGCGGTGAGCGGCTCGGCTACGTTCTCGGCAATAGTGGCCGGCACCGGGCAAATGACGGCCGATTCGTACACCGGCTTCCTGTACCAATGGCAGAAGCGGGGCCCGGGGTCATCGGGGCCATTCACGGACATCAACGGAGCGACTAGCACTTCCGTGACGGCCTCGGGCCTGTCGGACAACGATAACGGGTCGCAGTTCAGGCTTCGCGCGACCACTTCGTGTAGCTCTGGGACAGTCGTATTTAGCAGGATAGCGATCTTGTATGTCGGATCGCCGCGAGAGCCGACGAATCTCGTAGGGATACCTGGAAACTCGCAAGTCGCATTAACGTGGTCGGCTCCGACAAACCCGGGCAGCGCAAGCATCTCGGACTACGTCGTTCAGTATTCGTCAAACGGGGGCGTGACTTGGACGACTTTCCCGGACGGCACAGGCACAGCAACGTCAGCTACCGTGACAGGCCTAACTAACGGAACCGGCTACATCTTCCGAGTGGCGGCTGCGAACAGCATCGGAGCAGGGCCATACTGCACGCCAACGCCGAGGCTCGTTCCATCGCCTGCGGGGACTGACCCGTATTTCTCCTATGTCTCGTTCGTCTCGAACTTCGATGGAGACAACAACTCCGAGAGTTTCGCGGACCAGTCGCTAGCGGCCAGAGAAGTTTTGCGTTTTGGAGACGCAAAGATATCCACCACTGAAAGTATGTGGGGGTCGGCAGCCTACTTCGACGGCACTGGAGACTACCTGAAAGTCAACGACCCTTCGGCCTTTAAGATTGGCAACCAAGACTTCACCGTCGAGGCGTGGATTTATCCAACGAGCGTAGGTTCCGTCCGGGCCTTTGCCACTACCGCAGACCCGACAGATCACAGTGGCTTCTGGCTCGGCATCAACTCCAACGGAAAAGCGTACTGGCGTTTAGGAAATTCGGGCTCTTGGGCGACTGACAGAGACGCTCACACGCTTTCGGCCAATCAGTGGTATCACGTCGCAATTTGTCGGAGCGGTGGCGTCGCAAGGCTCTATGTCGGAGGAGTCCAGCGAGATTCGGTATCAAACTCGACAAACATATCGAACATCAACGAGTCGTTCTTGATCGGCGGAAGGACGATCGGGAGTCAGTTTTTCCAGGGCTACATCGGCGGAATGCGATTCACGAAGGGCATTGACCGATATCCTCTGGGAGTGACTTTCGCAGTCCCGGCCGCCCCATTTCCTGTCTCCGTAGTTGGCGCGACTGCACCAAACGCCCCGACTCTCGTGAGCGCGATTCCAGGGACTCGGCAGGCAGCTATTTCTTGGTTCGCACCAAGCAACAACGGGTCTGGAATTCGAGACTACCTCGTTCAGTACAGTATCGACGGAGGCGTGACCTGGACAAACTTCTCAGACGGAACCAACAGGTCCACAACGGCGACCGTTACTGGGCTCTCAGACGACACTGCGTATGTTTTCCGCGTCGCTGCGGTGAACTACATAGGCACTGGCCCATACAGCACAGCCAGTTCCCCAGTGTCGACGAATGCGTTGCCTGGGGCTCCGACGGGAGTCTCAGGGACTCCAGGCAATGGCGAAGTCGCCCTGTCGTGGACGGGCCCGTCATCGAACGGCGGCGCAAGCATCACCGACTACGCCGTGCAGTACAGCAACAACAGTGGGTCGACTTGGACGACATTCAGTGATGGAACTTCAGCAACGCTCTCGGCTACTGTCACGGGACTCGCGAACGGGACTGCCTATGTTTTCCGTGTTGCTGCCGTGACTGCGGTTGGGACTGGCCCTTACAGCATCGCGAGTTCGAGCGTATCGCCTCTGTCCTCTGTGCCAGGAGCACCTACGGCGCTCTCCGGCGTCTCCGGGAACCAGCAAGTATCGCTCTCGTGGGCAAGCCCAGCAAACAATGGCGGAAGCTCGATCACAGATTACGTCGTGCAGTTCAGTAGCAATTCCGGGTCGACATGGTCCACTTTCACGGACGGCACGTCTTCTGCGGCCGCTGCGGTTGTGACGGGGCTGACAAACGGAACCGCGTACATCTTCCGAGTGGCGGCAACGAACTCGATGGGCACGGGGGCCTACAGCACAGCCAGTTCCTCGATCACGCCAAACTCGTTCACTCCGATTGCTGTCCTGCTCACATCGGGGACGAGCTACACGGTGCCGACCGGAGCGACAACCATGAAGGCGTGGACATTGAGCGGGGCAACGCCTTCCAAGGCAGGCGGAGTCTCGTACAAGACATGGTCCGCGAGCGGGGGGACGACCGTCTCTTATTCGCTTGGCACTTATAGCAGCTTTAATGCCACGAACACCCCATGCCAAATCACATACGACGGGCACTCGATCTCGTCCGACTCTGAGTCGCCCTACTACACGGGAGGAGATGGCGGAGCGGAGGGAGGGGACACGACATATTATGGGGGTGAATATGGATACGACATCTATGGCGGCGCGGTCGGGGGGAACGCGGCGCCGCTTGAGTCCTGCGGACGCCGGCCGGCAACAGACGTGAGCGGGCTGCTCGCTGCCGTAGCATTGGCTGGCGGAAAGGCGGCCGAGGACTGCGGATCAAGTGCGGCCTTCGGGAGTGGAGGCTACCACCACAAATACGCGGAGAGCCCCTCGAAGTCCCCCGGGAGAGGCGGCTCGGGCGCGGACACGTTCGTCCCAGGCGGACCCGCAGTCGTACTCTACTTCACATGATCACCCTGAAAATGCCAAACGGCAGGTACTACCTGCCGATCCCGAGAAGCGGAAGTCACTGCATCGCGAGGGCCGCGATGAAGTCGTTCTGCCCGGGGATCGATATCGGCGAAGGAGAGCACCCTGCCATCCCATATCCAGTCCGCGAAAAGTACGACGGCTCCCAGAAAGAAGTCGCTGTGCTCGTGAGGAATCCCATCGAGCGATTCCGTTCCACGATCGCACACCTGAAACTGCCATTCGACTCTCAGATCGTGAGGCCCGCCTGGGGGTTTGTCCCCCGGGGTGAATTCCACTACTTCAAGTTCGAGACGCAGCTAAAGGCTTGCGCTGACTGGCTCGGAATCACTGCGGAGCTTGTTCCTGAATCAGAGTCTCCAGAGAAGCCTGAACTGAGCGAGTATCAGGAAGAAATCATGCGAGGCATCTACAGGAAGGACATCGAGCTATGGGAGTCTCTCGGAGATGCCTGAGAGATTTAAGTTCTTCAAGCCCAAAGGCAAAGCTCGAAAGAAGAGGCTCGGCCCAGGCTTCTCTGAGAAGTATGGAGGCAGGCCATACTGGAATGCCATCAGGAAGAGAATCCTGGTTAGGGACAATTGGCAATGCAGGCACTGTGGGAGGATTTGCGATCAAAGAGAGGCCCATGTGGATCACATACTCAGGAAGGGCCTGGGTGGGGGTGATGAAGAATCCAATCTCCAAGTGCTATGCATCCATTGCCATGGCAAGAAAAGCCGGGCAGAGCAATTGTCTGGATAAAGGCCCCTGGCTTGAGATATGAGGCCATTCTGATTCAAAAGGCTCTCCAGAGAGGCCGAAAAAATCGGGGCCTTAGAAGTCAAGCCAGAGAGAACTTGGAACTTCCCCTATAAGGGGCTTTTTCATTCCAGATGAAAAAAAGAGAGGTTCCAAAGTTCTAGCAGCATCTAAGTATCTTATTTCCAATGACTTAGATAGGGACTTCTACTCTCATCTCTTCTGGTTCTATCCAGTCCAATCTCAAATATATCGAAATCTCCTCATAGGGGCTTTTTTGGAAACTGAATTTGTCCCTTATAGAAGAAAGAGGATTTTTCAGAGAGACCCACTATCAGGCGAGACTGGCAGGGGCATGTGGGGATCAAGAAAAATCTTTCTGGCCCACAACTTTACTGGCCTGAGCCCTCTGCTTTAGTTTGCATGTGTCGCAAGGGTTTCCCCGACAAGCGACCAACCCCACCCGGAGGGCGTATTTCCCGGGAAAAACGCGTGAAACGGAACGATCCAGCCGGGGGCTTGCGTGAGCGCCCGCAAAATTTTGAGGTAGGGCTTTTCTGGCCCTGAATCAGCGAATGGGTCGGCCACCAGTCCCCACTGCACTCAAGCTCCTGCGGGACAATCCGGGCAAGCGGCCGATCAACGATGCCGAGCCCACGCCGCCCCCCATCGACGCGACTCCGCCGGCCGGGCTCGAAGGCCTCGCAGTGGAGAAGTGGCACGAGATGGTCTCGCTCTTGTCAGGAATGGGCGTGCTCTCCCAGGCGGATCGCCACGCTGTACAACGCTACTGCCTCATGTGGGAGCAGTGGTATAACCTCGAAGCCCACTGCCGTGAACACGGCTCGACTCAACTCACTTCGACCGGATACAGCCAAGTGACTGCGGAGGCCACGCTGGTGAAATCTCTCAGGAAAGAACTCCTGGAGATTGAACGCCAGTTTGGAATGACACCGGCTGCCCGATCTTCCATGAAGGTGACCGGTGCCTCTGCCCCCCAAAATCCTCTTGCCGCGTTTGCCGAAAGCCGACGCGGTCAAGCAGGGGCTTAAATACTACTTCGACGAAGACAAGGCGGCCCACGCGGTCGCGTTCTTCGAGCGGTTCCTCACGCACTCGAAGGGCCAGTTCGCCGGCCAGCCTTTTACGCTGCTCGACTGGCAGAAGAGCGAAGTCATCGAGGAGCTTTTCGGATGGATGCGTGTCGACAACGACATGCGGAAGTACCGAGTCGGGTACATAGAGGTGCCTAAAAAAAATGGCGTCTTGGCCCCTGCGGCTGGTTGCCGTGGGGGCCAAGACGACAATGAGGCAAATCGACTCTTCTGTCCGGCATAGGCCTCTACACGATGGTCGCCGACGGCGAGCAAGCCGCTGAATGCTTCGGCTGTGCCACGTCGAGAGAGCAGGCTTCGATCGTCTTCAAGCAGATGAAGGAGCTTGTCCAGGCGAGCCCATACCTGTCCGAGATGCTGGAGATCGTCGACTCCCGGAAGACGATCGCTTACGTTCCGACGAACAGCTTCTGGAAGGTCATCTCCAGCGATGCCGGCCGCCAGGAGGGCTTGAACATCCACTCGCTTTGCTATGACGAGATTCACAGCGCGAAGGACGACAAGCTGTGGCGCGCCGTCCGTTACGGTGGAATTTCCAGAGCACAAAGCCTCATCCTCGCCATTACAACAGCCGGCGTGGACAGGAACTCGATCGGCTACGAACTGCATGACCACGCGATGAAATGCAGGCTCGACCCGAGCTATGACGAGCAGTTCTTCGCCTATGTAGCGGCCGCCGCGCCAGAGGATGACTACCGAGACCCCGAGGTGTGGAAGGCGGCGAATCCATCCTGGGGCGTCACGATGGACGAGGAGAGCTTCCGCGCTGACGTCCGCGACGCCGAGCAGGCCAACTCACGTCTCGCGAGCTTTTTGCGTTACCGACTCAATGTCTGGACACAGGGCGACGGCAACAAATTCATCAAGCTCGATCAGTGGGACCGCTGCAAGGGCCTGTCTGGCAGCCTCGGCCTGGAGCGAGAGTGGTACGCCGGGCTCGATCTTGCCCAGACCTGGGACTGCAACGCATTCGTGGCGGTGAGCAAGGGGCCGGACGACGTATTTGACGTGCTTTGCCGGTTCTGGATTCCCGGTGAGAACGCCGGCATCCGTTCGCAGAAGGATGGCGTGCCATACACAACCTGGGCCAAGAACGAGTCGGTGGGCCTTACTCTCACGCCAGGGAACACCTGCGACTACTCGTTCATCAAGCGAGACATCCTCCAGTTCTGCAAAGAGCGAACTGTGCGGATGATCGCCGTCGATCCACACAACAGCCACTACCTCGTACAGCAACTTCAGGCGGAGGGCCTGAATGTGCAAGGATTTTCACAGTCGTTTGCCAGCATGAACCCCGGGACGAAAGCGATCGAAAGTTTGATCGCCCAGGCCCGGCTGCGGACCAACGACAACCCTGTGCTGAATTGGATGGCCGGCAATGCGACGACGAAAGAAAATTCCGAGGGATACATCAAAGTCGTGAAGCCAAGCCCCATGAGCCCGCTGCGGGTCGACGGAATCGTCTCGCTCATCATGGCGGTGTCGATTGCCAGCGACGCCGCCTCCGCCCCCCCGACGCCTGAACCGGAGATTCTGATCCTATGATCGAGGAAAACGCGGCGGTCAGCGACATTGTCTGGACGCCAGCCCGGGGCGAGAACGATCCTGACGTTCGCAGCATCTCGTGGAACAACATCCTCCTGTCGGACGAAGTCCACGGCGGGAAGTTCCTGACGTCCGCCGAGGTGCGGATCAATCCGGACACGGCCCTTCAGTCGACTGTGTTCCTCGCAGCTTGCCGGATCATCAGCGAAACGGTGGCTGGATTGCCTCTTCTCGTCTATCGGCGTCTCAAGAACGGCAATGAAGAGATCGCAAGCGAGATTCCTCTCTCGCATGTCCTGGGATTCGCCCCCAACAGTTGGCAGACCAAGTTCGAGTTCTTCGAGCAGATGCTCATGGCCCTGACATGCTGGGGCAACAGCTACACCGAAGTGAAGTCTGGCAAGTACGGGAGCGTCACGGAACTCAACAACCTGCACCCGAGCCGAATGCGGATCGAGCGACTGGAGAACGGGCGTCTCAAGTACAGCTACAACGACCCGCAGACCGGCCGGATGATGCAGTACACGCAAGATCAGATCATGCACGTCCGCTGGACGCCCGAGCCAGACGGCGTGAAGGGCATGGTGCCGGTCGAAGTGAGCCGCGACGCGATCGCGCTTGCTCGTGCGTGCGAAATCTACGCCTCAAAGTTCTGGGCGAACATGGGTCGCCCCGGCGTAGTGCTCCAAACGGACGGCGCGTTGTCCGCCGAGACCGCTGAGAGGCTCCGCGAGAATTGGGAGAGAATTCATCGAGGCGTCCAAAATGCTCATAGAACGGCCATCCTCACGAATGGACTCAAAATTGAGCCGTTCGGTGCGACGAATAATGATTCGCAATTTCTGGAGGTCCGGAGATTTCAATGCGAAGAGATAGCTCGCTGCTTTCGGTTGCCTTTGCATTTGATTCAGGGGCAGTCAGGCGGCAACTTGGAGGTCCAAGGGCAAGAGTTCGTCAACTACACACTGATGCCTTGGCTCACTCGCATCGAGCAGAGCATCAGCCGGTCGCTCATCTACGACGACGCGGTCTACTACGCCAAGTTTGACACGAAGGGGCTGCTCCGTGGCGACTCCGGGAGCCGCGCAAGCTGGTACTCGACCATGCTGAACCTGGGCGTGCTGTCGATCAACGACATTAGACGTGCCGAAGGTTACGGCCCGCTCGGCCCTGAGGCCGACACGCACCTCGTGGCGATGAATTTGCAGCCGCTTGAAGAGGCTGTGAAGCCAAAACCGGACCCGTCGATGATGCCGGGCTTCGGTTCTGGTGCTCCGCCGAAGGCTCCGGGCGGTCCGCCGAGCCTCTCCGAGGTCAAAACAGGCAAGTCACCGCTCGAATCTCCCAAGGGAGAGGACTCTGCGAAGCAAAGCCAGACTCGCATGTCTGCCGAGACTCGTACTGCACCAGGGGATTTGCAGAAGGGCGACTTTGTTTCGTGGGGATCGTCTGGCGGGCGTGCTCGCGGGCGTGTTGTTCGCTTGGTTAAGGGCGGTTCAGTCAATGTGCCAGACAGTGATTTCACTATCGAGGGCACGGAAGACGACCCTGCGGCGCTCATTGCCGTGTATGAAGAGGTGAGCGGCGGCTGGAGGCTGACAAAGACTCGCGTCGGCCACAAGATTTCGACTCTGACTAAGATTAAGCCGCTCGAATCAGCGAATGACGAGGAGTCGAGAGAGCTTTTGCCGCAGGACGAGAAGCTCGAAGAGGCCCACGAAGAGATCGCGGACGAGGACGGCAAGTGGAACAAGACCGCCGCACACTACATCGAGAAGAATCCGTTCGCTTCCAGGGGCATCAAGTGCCAAAACTGCACGCACTACGTCGAAGAAGGCGGCTGTAAGGTCGTCTCGGGCTCGATTGACGGCGATGCGATCTGCAAGTTGTGGGTGATCCCGACTGAAAAGATCGTGGATGGCCCCGAGCAGCGGGCCTACTGTCCGACCGGCCCAGGCGGCGGCGTGAAGAACGACTGCTCGCCGGCCGGGGGCAGCGAAGTCAAGCTGACGGCCTCCGAGGCTAGGGAAAAGTTTGAGCGATACAGGCCTTTCGTGTCGGTTGGTGACTCAAAAAACTCTGAAAACATTCGCGTCCCCCAGGACGAGGAGATTTCCGCTGCCCTCAAGGATGCGGACGTTCAGCAAAGCAAGATCGGCGCCAGCCGGAAGCTGCCGGATGGCACGCCGATAGCTCTCCGCATCGACATACCTGCCTGGAATAAGTCGGAGGGCAAGACATACGTCGTTACTGTCCATGAGGGCAAGAATCCAGAAGCAAAAAAGCCATTTGGCAGCGTACTTGGCTACGACTCCATGGCAATGCTGAGCGGTCCGGTGCGATTTTCTGCAAATGACGAAGACCGTGCCCAGCAAGTTGCCGAAGGAAAGAGCAAAACGCCTCTGGCGACTGTCAACGGAGCGTTTTCGGCAAGCAGAGACGTCCCTTCGGACATCGACTCGTGGACTCCCGTTGGGTACGACCCGCAGAAGGCCACCTATTTCTACGACAAGAGGACGGGCCAGGAAGTTGTGGGCGGAGTCGGCGCTCTGAGCGCTGGCAACACCGTCTTCACCCGCGAGCCGAAGTACGGAAACAGAAACGCGAAGAAGCACTACCGCTCTCTCGAAGAGATGATGGCCGTCGACTCGTGGGGCCTTGAGTCTCGCGGGTTTTGCCCGACGGGCGAGGGCGGGGGCATCGACAACTCGTGTGGCGACAAGGACGGACAGGGCGGAGAAGACGGCAATTCGTCTGATGGAAATGATTCCAGCGGTGATTCGCCTTCAGACTGCCCGAAGCCATGCCACGATGCAGACGTCGAGGCAGACAAAAACCAGGACGGAGTGACTGACAAGGCCCGCGTCGGCGTCCCGGCGATGGACGTGCCGCCACCACCGCCGATCCCCCGCATTCCAAACCTCGACGAGCGTGCTCGTGCAGTCGAAGAGTCGTTCATTGCTCACTACGAGGATGATCCCGAGGGCGTCGCGGGCCAGTTTCGCGAACTCGTGGGCTCAATGGGCGATCCGCCGACGTTCGGCACTGACGACGCCAAGTGTTTGACCGATGCATGGAGCGATCCGGACGCCGAGTCGCGAGCAGAGAACCGCGCGACGCTCAACACCTGCCTCCATCAGGCCGCAAACGCCATCGCTAAGCGAGCATTCCTCCAGCATCTCGACACGCTGAAGGAAGGCGACGAGATCATGGTGACAGTTGGCGGCTGCGGCGCAGGCAAGGGCTTCGCTCTCAAGAACAACCCGAAGGCCCTGGAGCAGAAGGGCAAGTCGAAGGCCGTGTGGGACTCCGCCGGCGACCAGAACGCGACTGAGAACCCGTGGATTCTCGCCGAGGCCGAGAAGCGAGGCCTCAAGGCGACGTTCGTGTATGTCCACGCCGACCCAGAGAGGCAGTGGGCCGACCCTGAGCGTGGCGTTGTGAAGCGCGCGAGCGATCCGAAGGACGGCCGCATGGTCGACGCGAAGGTTTTCGCGGACAGCTATGCGATCGGAGCCAGGAACCACCACGCTTTCCATCAGGCCAACAAAGACAACCCCAACGCGTCGTTCGTGTTTCTCGATAACACGGGGAAGCCAAAGGAAGTCTCTGGCGTTCCCAAGGAGGCGCTCGCCTACGACTCGGCGAAGCTGGCCGAATTTGCTGAGCGAACGGTTGAAAAGTCATCGGCGCCGGACCGCGTGAAGACCGGCGCGTTGCAGGGCCGCAAGATTTGGGGCAAGGCGAAAAAGAAATGAGCAAAGCATCCGAGCGGGCTACGGAATTGATCGAGGAGATCAAGAAAGCGGCCGGGATCGGCGACGGCCTCGTCGAGTGGTGGGCCGAGGACGCCGATCGCGTCAACAAGATGGCCGAGAAGGCCAGGAAGTTCGCCGCCAAGGTGACGAAGGCCAGCAAAGAGGGCCGCGCCTACTGTCCGACCGGAGAAGGCGGTGGCGTCGATAATTCGTGCGGCTCCAAGCAGATGATGGCCCCGGACAAGGACGGGGGCGGCGGGGCTGGCGGAGGAAGCGACGGGCCTCAGACCCCAAGCGAAAAGTATGGGCCGCCGATGACTCCCCGGAACGTCCCCCACACGGAAGTTTCCCAAACGTCCGACTCAAAGGCCTTCCTTGACGCCAGAAACGCCGGGGCGAAGCGGCCGGAAAACTTCTCTGACCTCGATCCCGAGCGGCTCGAAAATGCCGCAAAGTTTCTTTCAAAGGACGGCAAGTCTGGCTGTCTTGTGGACGAAAACGGAGACTTGGGTAACGTCTTCAATAACGGAAAAACGTCGGGGGCAGGCATGGACGCGGTTTTGGCCGCGATCGAGCAAGGCGGTGCGCAAACACTTGATTGCTACGACGACTTCCTTCCCTGGAAGTACGCTCAGCTAGGGTTCGTGGCGACGGCAAAAGTGAAGTGGAGCGACGAGCATGCTCCGCCAAATTGGAACTACGCGGAGAAAGGTCGCCCCGACGTGGTTATAATGTCGTATCAGGGCGGCGACCGCAGCACGATCCGCTCTCGCGTTGGATCGTTCAGGGCATACGAGGCACTTCCAGACAGCAGGTACACCGATGACTTCGACTCAGCAAAAGCAACTGCAAGACTTTCGAGCGAGCCTCCCCGACGAACTGAAGGCCGTCTTCGACAGCATGATCAAGGCGAAGGGCGAGGAGCACGTTCACTCGATCCTCGGCCATCTGAAGGACTCGCTGGAAGAAGCTGTTCATTTGTAGAACCACGAGCCTACTGCGCGACAGGCGAAGGTGGCGGGCAGGATAACTCTTGCCCTCCAGCTTCGGCAGGAGTCGCGTCCGCCAAGCCCGGCGAACTTGTAAACATCAAGCTTGGCAACGTCCGCCGGCAGGACGTGATGCTTCGCGGCGGCCTTTCTACGGCCGTGATCGACGAAGGCGCGCGAGAGCGTGCCCAGCAAGACCGGACAGACAATCCGATGCCGCCCGATGCGCCGGCTGGCAGCACTGCCGACTTGTACGACAGAGACTTCGTCAGTCGAGAAGACCCGAAGCGTCCCTCAAAGATCACGAATCACGACCCTGTGTTCGCTGATCACGATCTTTGCCAGAACGACTGCTTTGTGTCACACGACGCGGTGGGCAGGCTGCTCACGTCCCGGCACGAAGATGAACGTCGCGAACTCGGAGGCGAGGGCCCCGCCGCCACCTTCGACACTCGGCGTGAATTGACTCCGGACCAGTTCGAGTATGTCGTGTCTGCGCTCAAGCGGGACGTCGACCGTGCCTACGAAGACGGAAGGAACCCAGGTTTCTACAGCACTGACATCGCTGACTGCATGAGCGTCATGTCGGACTTCTACCCTGAGTTGGGCGATCCGGAGGAAGCCACTCGGCGAGGCACGACTCCAGAAGATGCCAATTTCGTTTTTACGATGATCACGGCAATCACGAGCAACGGAACCGATCCGGCCTTGAACCTTGAGTCGGCGGACGCGATTTATCGGCTGTACCGCGAGCATGGCTCCATCAGGACAAACGACCAACTCATGGGCGGTGAGCGAGCGAAAGAGATTAGGGAGTCTCTTGAGCGATTCCAGTCCATGATCGACGAGTTTGGCGAGGCCCGAGTCCGAAGAGTCATGTCTGGCGTAACTCACGCATCGACGATCGACGAAACGATGAAGCGTCTCGCTCGGCAGTCAAAGGAGATTGGCGGAAGCTGGGCCCCCAAGAAGATGCTCAAAGGGGATGAACTTGCGGACGAGGTCGTTCCTGTGTCTGCGGTTTTCGGCCCAAAGATCGGCGCGTTTTTTGCGAACCTGAGCGGCAAGCACGAGTTCCTGACGATGGACCGATGGCTCATGCGGTCAGTCGGTCGCACGACCGGGGAGCTATTGACCCGCTCCACACCAACTCAGGCCAACAAGCAGGCCAACGCTGCACTGAAGGCAATCCGAGACCGATCGCGAAAGTCGGACGTTCTCTTTGGTGTAGACAAGCCGCCGCTGAGCCTCACCAGGGCTGCCGTCGTTAAGTCCCTGGAGCTTCAGGCAAGGTCTGGAGTTATCGAGGAGAGCGGAGCCGCTTACGCTTGGTCGCAGGCTGCGGCCAGGGCTTATTCAAAGACCCCCAAAAGCGTCGGCGAAGACGGAACACCACGGGGGTCTTTTGGCGAGCACCCCGATCCGCAGATACGGGCTGCACACAAGGCCGGCAACACTCTTTCCAAGTCACTGATTCACGAACAGCAAGACCCCCGGTCGCCGATGGCGAGGCGGGTACTTCGGGAAGTCTTTAAGGAGGTTGCGGAACGGGTTGCAAAAGAGAATCCATCCACTCTCGGCAGCGTTAAGGTAAGCGAAATCCAGGCTGTTCTCTGGCAGTACGAGCAGAACCTTTGGAAGAACTTGGGCGCCAAGACAAAGATCGAGGGCGACTCCCTGTATTCCGCCGCCGCGAAGTCATTGAAGCAGAGAAGAGAGGGCGGTGAGCCGCTCAGGACACTGAGGCCTTCTCAGCCAAACAGGCCGAAGTCTGTTCGGTCCTATGATCCGAGCGAATATGTCGACCCAACTTCCGACATGAATATCGACCGTCCAGGGCAAAGCGGGCAGGACCTGTGGGACAGCGAGATCGAGACCGCTCAGGTTGACTTTGCCGAATTGCTTCGGGCGATCATGGAAAGCGGCGACGTCGAACAAGAGGATCGCGCCTTCTGCCCCACCGGAGAAGGTGGAGGCGTGAAGAACGACTGCTCGTCGAAAGACTCTCCCGAAGGAGACGACGACGATGATGGTGACGTAACCGCCAACGACCCCTCGCCCTCGCCCCCGACCCCGCCCTCCGGTGGCTCCGGTCCCGAGATCAACATCGGAGACAAGCGGGAGGAAATCGTCCGTCGCTTGGATTCGATGGGCGTTGTCGAGGATGACGTTGTCAGCATGGCGGGCGGCGCGTCCGACGGGACGTATGTCTTCATGCGTCGGGACCATGACCACGAAGGCGGCGACGGCCTGCATGTCGAGACCACGCGAGACGTGGCCGGCGTGAAGGGCGGACTATTCAGCCAGTCGGTCATCTACAACGCAGGGCCTGCCGAAGACCCGGAGATTGTCGTCGAGCACAAGTTGATGGACGTGCTGCCTGCCGTCGACAGAGACCCGCTAAAGAGAAACGCAGCCGCCCGCGAGTTCTTCAGGATTATGACTGGCAGCGTCGAGGCGGCGATCAAGCAGGGTGCGTCAAAGGTCAAGCTCAACGCTGCGGACGGTGCGCCATTCAAGGGCTACACGATCTGGCCTCGCATGGGATTCGACGCCCCGATTCCTTTTCATGTTCGCAACAAGCTGCCCGAGAATCTCTCGCACTGCCGATCGCTCCTCGACTTGCACGCGACGTCCGATGGCACGAGGTGGTGGCGAGACAACGGCGTAGGTCTCGACGTTCAGCTTGACCTTACTCGACCCGACAGCCCGCAGATGCAGGTCTTCGGGAAGTTCGTTCGGCACTTCGAGCGATCCCGCCGCGAGCTTGTTGTTGGCGAGGGCCTCGACTGGCTGTCCCCGGAGGACACCGCCAAGCTCGAAGAGTTGTGGGAAGAGATTTGGGACGATGGCCTGCTCGACGACTACGAGGGCGAATCAGAAGATTTCTCGACTCTTGAGAAGAGAGCATTCTGCCCCACCGGCGAAGGCGGCGGGGTGAAGAACGACTGCTCGGCGTCGGATGGCGGCGGCTCTTCGGTAAAGGAACTGGACAACTCCTGGGAAGACTCGGACGAGATTGTCGAGGTGTACGAGGGCAAGGACCTTGAAAGACGCCCGCCGATCGAGGGCGCTGAAAAGCTGCGATCCCTTGCGATCGAGAGCCCGGTCGACATGAAGTCTGCCCTGGACGAGATGGGCGTTTCGTTGTCGGACGCCGTGACCATGTGCGCGGCGCCGTCCGAGGGCACGACAGTCATCGTGTCTCCCGAGCATCCATACGATTCGATGGGGCTGGGGACACCGGGCGAAGAGAGCAAGGCCGTTGCGTTCGTGATGACCACGAAGGACGTGTCTGGCATCAAAGACGCCCTCGACAGTAACTCGTCTCTGAGAAAAACCAGCGACGGCGAGCTTGTCCTTGAGTATCACGCGTTCCACGCATCGGCGGAGGCCCAAGAGAAAGCCGCCGTCGCCTGCGCGAAGGAAGTGATCGGCGGCGTTATCAAGAGCGTGTCACTCGCCGAGAAGAGCGGCGTCTCTGAGATTCGTCTCGATGCCGCCGGCAGCAAAGACAGCGAGGCGTTCAAGGGCTACCGAATGTGGCCGAAGTTCGGCTTCGACGGCGTGATCCCGAGGAAGATGCTCACCCGGCTTCGAGAAGCCGATCTTTCGCCACGGGCCGTCGCCGAGAAGCGGGCCGGCAAGCTGACGATCCAGGCCTTGTACGAAACGAAGGCCGGGCAGAAGTATTGGGAGGATCGGGGACAGGAAATCCCAATGTGGCTCCGCCCAGGCGACCAGAGCACTCCCGGCTGGGAGCGTTTCAAGGCTTATCGGCAACGGCTCGGTAAGCTCGCCGAGAACCGGAGCTTTGAGGCCGGCGACGAAATCTTCTCTGACGAAGAACTGAAGAAGCTCGAAGAGTTGTGGGAAGAGTTTCGTAAGGAGTCCGGCGAGAAGCGAGGCTTCTGCGCGACGGGCGAGGGCGGCGGTATCGACAATTCGTGCGGCTCCGACGGCAAGGCGTCTCCTCCGCCTGTCGAGCCTGCCGGCCTTGATGTTGCCATGCCATCCAAGAACGGATGGAAGAGCCAGGAGGCGGTTGTTTACTGGGACAAAAATTCGCTGAGCGGGTCGGTCAGTCCGTCGAAGTTACTGAAGGCCGCCAACTCTTTCACCGTCGTCGACGGGGCAGAGCTTAGCGGTGTTCTCAAGAACACAGGCATCTCGCTTGACGATGCCATTCGCGTCATGGCCTCAACAGACGATGACGTGAACATCATCGCCACTGCCGGCGACACGGCCTACGCGATGGGACGGATGAGCGGCGAAGGCGGTGGCGTAGGAAGCGACAGTGAGTTCACTGTCGTTTCGAGGAAGGACGTCGACGGCGTGACCAACGCGATCACCGTCACCACTTCCATGAAGAGGCATGAATCCGGCGAGCTTGAGTTGAAGTACACGCTTTTAGACGTGTCTCCTGAGGTCAAGGAAAACTCTCGAATCTCGATCGCTCGCCAGATGATGACGTCTGTCACCGCCAGTATCGCCGCTGCCGAAGAGGTTGGCGTCGATACCATCACGATGCGTGCCGCAGGGGACGCGAGCAACGATCGGTACAAGGGCTACAGAATCTGGCCGCGACTGGGGTTCGACGGAGAGATTCCCCGAAATCTTGTGACGCGAACGTGGTCCCCGATGAAGGGCGTGTTCAACAGCTACGGCGACAAGATTCCAGACTCTGTTCTCTCTCCAAAGGCGAGACAGGAGAAGGCCGGCGGAAAGCTCACCATCCAGTCGCTGTACGAGACAAAAGAAGGACAGCGGTGGTGGGAGAAGTATGGCGGCAGCATGTCTATGTCTCTCAGTGTCAGCGACAAGGAGAGCCAGGGCTGGAAGGTCTTCTCGAAGGTTCGCGAGCGTTTCGGCAAGTCGTCGCGTGACCTGCTCTCGGCCATCGCGGAAGCGTGGATCGAGCATCGGGCCTTCTGCCCGACGGGCACGGGCAACGGCATCGACAACTCGTGCTCCCCGAAGATGGCTGCCGACAAGGACAGCGGAGGCGGCGGATCAGCCACGTCATCGAGATGGGGCGGCGACGAAGCCAACTGGGGAACGTCGAGCGGAACCGAGATTTGGACTCCTGGCAAGCCTCTGTTCGCGGGCTCTGAGTCGCTCGCGGCCATCAAGATTCACAAGCCAGACGACATCCGCCAGCGGATCGTGGATGGTCTCGGGATGACGGTAGCAGAGGCCGTGCTGGCGTCGGGCCCCATCAAGGAAGCCGCCGATCGCGCGAGCATCACGCGGCCACGCCTTGAGATCATCCCGCAGGAATTCGGCGACGGCATCAATATGCACTGGTCTTCAATGGGCGTCACCACTGGCGAGGGATTTCAGGACGACGAGAAGCAGTTCGCGAAATCCGGCACTGCCGTGAAGGCTGTCGAGGCTTCGAGAAACATTTCCAAAGGCCGCGACGGCAACGTCCTGCACATGGGCGGTTTCTTTGTTCACCCTGACTTCCAGGGTAAGGGCCTCGCGTTGGAGTCTGTGTCGAATTCGGTGTCGTCAGGCGCCGTCCGTCTCGTGATGGAGGCTGAGCGATACGATGCCGCCAATCCGACAATTAGAATGACCGGGTACCACATCTGGCCGAAGTACGGATACGATGCGTCGATCGAAGCGGTCCGCAATTCGCTTCGCTCCGGAGACATTCCTGAGCAGTTCTCGAAAGCAAAGTCCCTGCTCGACATCTACGCGATGCCCGGGGGCCACGAGTGGTGGAGAGAGAACGGCGGCCCCATCAAGCTCACGTTTGACGCCCGCCCGCGAAGCAAGAGCCGAGAAGCTCTGATAAAATTCCAGGATCGGACAAAGGAGCGTCGCAGCATGCCGGCACCAGATAGCTCGCGTCGTGGCATCGACTGCGACAACGACCCAATCCTCGACGAGGTCTGGGACGAGATTCAGGAGAACGGCCTCAGCGGGGAAGCCCCGAGTCAGGAAGACTGGGACCGCTGGGACAAAGAAGACCAGGAGGCCAAGGATGGCAAAGCCCGAGAAGTATAGCCACATTAACTTCAAGCCCCCTTCTGGCGCCCGCCGCGAAGCGGAGTACGGCCTCAAGCTCCGCCGCGAGTACGGCCGTGGCGGTACTGCCGTCGGCATCGCACGCGCGAGAGACTTGTCGAACGGCACCGAAGTCTCGCCTTCGACAGTGCGACGCATGAAGGCATACTTCGATCGGCATGCATCTGACCAGCAAGGCGAGGGTTTCGATCGCGGGGATAAGGGCTGGCCCTCGAACGGCTACATCGCCGCGAAGCTCTGGGGTGGTTTTCAGAGCGGCTACTCGTGGGCGAAGAAGGTCGTCGAGCAGATGAACGCAGCCGACGAGAAGGAAGGCCGATCTTATAGTCCGGATACAGGAGCCCGTAGCATCGAGAGCAAGGAGACCGCGATGGACAATGTCGAGCGTCGGTACTTGGCGGCATCGGGCACCGAGAACGCCACGGAGGGCTCGCTCAATGTCGAGCACCGTGCCGACCCTGAGACGGGCGAGCGTCGGACGTACCTTGTGGGGTACGCTGCGAAGTTCCGCACCGACTCGTTGCTCTTGGGGGATTTTGTCGAGCAAATTGCCCCCTCGGCTTTCGAGATCGTCGAGAAGGGGAAGGACCTCGAAGGACGTCCCCTGGAGACTCGCGGTCTGTTCAACCACGATCCGAATCACCTCATCGGCCGCTACCCAAACACGATGAAGCTCGTGGTCGACAAGATCGGACTCAAGTACGAGATTCTCCTGCCCGAGAGCCGCCATGACATCGCCGAAATGGTGGCTCGCGGAGACCTCAAGGGAAGCAGCTTCAGTTTCATTTGCGCAGAAGGCGGCGAGAAGTGGACCCGCGAAGGTGGCAAGAGCCGCCGACTTGTCACAAAAATTAAGGCTTTGCTGGACTGCGGCCCAGTGACCTACCCGGCGTACAGGGATTCCTCTGTCGCCGTTGCGAAGCGGAGTTACGAGCACTTCATCGCGAGCGAGCCCACGCCTGCCGTGATCGAGCCACCGACGCCAAAGATCGACGTCAGCGAAGAGATGCGGAAGTGCCAGGAGTTCATCGCCGAGCGTCGCGGCTTCTGCCCGACGGGCTCCGGCGGCGGAATTGATAACTCGTGCGGTTCTGGCGGGAAGTCTGGCGGCAGCGATCAGATGGAGATCGCCAAGAAGGCGAAAGAGGACTACGACAAGTCCGTGTCGAAGCCTTCTGGTGCTGCCGCTGCCGGAGCCGTGATTGGGGCCACGATCGGTGCGGTGGCCGGATTTCCAGGACTCATTGCCGGCTCGCTGATCGGCGGTGCCCTCGGAGCAATTCACGCAGCCGTAAAAGGCCGCGTCGGAAGGCTCTCTAATGAGATGGGAATCTCCGACAAACAATTTGCTGAGGCTGGATCGAGTCTGTTTGGCAAGGAAGTGAAGCCGATCGCCCTCGACGGGAAGACAATTGGTCTCGACGGCGGAGGGGACAGTGTTGCTTTAATCACAAACAAGAGTCTTTTCACGGGCGAGACGGGGATTTCTTTCCACTACCAGCCAGGCGCAGACATCAACGGCAAGTTGGACGTCGTTTCTGTGGAAAAGGCGGCCAAGGCTGTTGGTGCAAGAACCGTCGTCGTCGAGGCTTTCCACGAAAAAGATGCAAAGACCCTGGAGTCGAAGGGGTACAAGTCGGTCGGCCGGTCGCCAAGCGGCTACTCAATAAGCAAGGGAGTCTACGAACGCAAACTTGGAAAGAGCAGCCGCTCCGCTGGAATGCTTGATGCGGAGCGCGAGAAGAGCATGAATTTCTATCTGGAGCATCGCGGCTTCTGCCCGACGGGCCCCGGCGGGGGCGTCGACAACTCGTGTGGCGGCAGCGCGAAGGGCGGCAGCGACGGGCCAATCACAGGTTCGTCGAAAGGCAAGCCGCTGTCTGTGTCAGCGGTCGAGTCTCTCGGGAAACTTGCTTCAAAAAAGCCTGATGGCAACTACAAGGAATGGAAGAAGGGCGACCACAAGGACAAGTCTAAGGAGAAGGACACGCAGGATTTCCTCGACAAGGCCCGCGAAGAGCAACTCTCGAAGGGCGGGAAAGACAAGGGCAAGTCCGACGAAGGTGGCGGTGTGCAGACCTGGAGCAAGGGGGACAATTTCCCCTGGACGACGAAGCAGGTCGGCGACAAGGACGGCTATCTCCAGGGCGTTCACCCGGACGGCTCGAAGACGGAAAAGTATCCTTTCAAGGATGGCGACACGTCCGAGGCTGAGAAGCAACTAGATGCTGAACTGAAGAAGAACGGGAAGAAGAGCAGCCGGGACCGCTACGCAGACCTGATCTCCTGGTATGAGGCTCGCGGATTCTGCCCAACCGGCCCCGGCGGCGGCGTCGATAACTCGTGTGGCGGCAACGGGGGGGGCGGACAGAAGCCGCTCGACGCTAACGATCCTTCCGCCGTGAAGTCATTTCTTGAAAAGATGGCTCGCGAAACCGGCATGGACCTCCAAGGGCGCCCTGTCCCGCAAGCCAAGGACACGGCCGCCGGAGGATCGAAGCCGCTAACTCCAGCCGGGGGCACAAAAACTCTTGAGCAAATCAGGCTTGAGGCGGCCGGCGTTTGGGAGGGGAAAGTTGCTGAAAAGCAGGCCGCAAAGGTGAAAGCCTCTAGGGAAAAGTCCGCAGCTTACAAGGACGAGATGCGGCCACTCAAGGACGCGTTGAGAAAGAACGGAGTGGGCTGGGTGGACTTTGCGACAAAGTCAAACGCCGCAGCGAAGGGCGGGCAATTGGAATACAAGACCAGGAAGGGTTCTTATCGAGTTGCCCTGGAGGAACTCAAGAAAGGCCCGGAGGCGTTTAAGGCCCACCTGGACAGCCTTGGCGTGAAGCGAAGGTCGGTAGACCCCCGCCAAGTTATCGAAGACACGCTGAGGTTTCTAAAGGACCGCCGATGAGCTTGTCGACGGACTGCCGTGTCGCGAGTCTTGAGGCCTTCCTCCAGGCGAGGGCGATGGGGACCGGCACGAACGCAGGCGGCGGCGTCCTCGCGGGCGGGGGCGACTGCGGGCGAGATGAGGATGGGAAGTTTGGTGCTGGCAACACCTGCGGCATCGGCATCGGCATCAACGACTCCACCCAGGAATTCACGACGCAGATTCTTTCCGGCCAGAAGACAGTTGAGACTCGCCCTACAAACTCGCTTCGCCCTTACATCGGCAAGACGGTTGGCATCGTGCGAACTGGTAAAGGCAAGGCAACGCTCGTAGGCACGATGAAGATCGGGGAGCCGAAGTTCTATAAGTCGAAGAAGGACTTCGACGCGGATCGCAAGAAGCACCTCGTCTCTCCAGGGAGCCCGCATTACATCACTGCCGTCGGAAAGTACGGATACCCTCTTTCCGAGGTGCGTCCCGTCAAGCCGATTGAACTCGACACGAAGGGTTATGTCGGCCGGAGGATTCCGAAGTCGGTCCGAAGCGACGAGCTTGAGTACGACCTCGACGGCGTGGAGATGCGAGCATTCTGTGCGACCGGCGAAGGCGGTGGCGTCGACAACTCGTGCGGCATCTCCAACAGCAAGGGCGAGCGAATCCGCAACGTCCGCACCAAGTCTGACAAGATGCAGACGAAGGTGGCCCGCAAGCTCTACCAGATGCGTACCACGGAGAAGCAGATCAAGAAGCTGATCCGTGACCTGGGTGGCAAGGTGAGCAACTCCATCGTGGAGATCGAGTCCACGCGAGGTGAGGAAGGCGTCAACATCTTCATCCGGGACCGCGACAACAACGAGACGCATTTCATTCACATGGGCTACTACGGCGCAGCCATCTACACGAGCGACAAGGTCTCGAACGACGAGGCGAAGCGGATCAGAGCCGTCTCCGAGGAAGCGTTCCCGAAGACGATCGACAAGCGGCTCTACGGGCGGGGGAAGAAGTACAATATCGACGTCGTCAACGATCCCACGCAGACGAAGACGGCCTGGGACGGCCTGTCGTCGAAGCAGCGGTTCAAGGCAAAGCTCGACGCCCGCTACGCCAGCCTGCTCGCGTTTGCGGAGTCTCGTGATTGCGGGCGTGACGAGGGCGGGAAATTCTCGTCTGGCAACACATGCGCCTCCGGAGTCGCCGCCGCCGCCGCAACCGGCGCCGCCACTGGCGGGATCAAGGGCGCGATAACTGGCCTTCTCACCGGGGGACCTGCCGTCGTGAAACCAGCCGCCGCGATCGGCGCCGCCACGGGGGCGGTAAAGGGCATCTACGACAACCAGATGCGGCCGACGCGAGTGAAGAAGACGATTGAGCGACTGGGCATGGACACGAAGCAGGTCGGCAATCTCGTCGAGAAGCTCGGCGGCACTCCCGAATCATCTGCCGACACGAAGGGCGGCTCGCTGCGTCTTACGATCAAAGACAAGGAAGGCAAGAAAACCTTCAGCGTCGAGATCAATAAGAAAACGATCACCGTCTACCCCAGGCGAGCAACTGGCGAACTGACAACGAAGGAAATCTCCCGAGTCAAAGAAATCGCCGATAAGTCCACGCCGAAGTCGATCTCAGTGGTTGTGAAGAAGAGTTCTTCTGCCTACGTCTCGAAGCTCGTGCGAAATGGATTCACTGTTGCCGCCGGCAACGCCGGCGACATCTTGGTGGCGACATATCTCACTGCACCCGTTCATTCGTTCGCAAACGATGCCGTTCAGTCGGTCAAGAAAACGTTTTCTCGAAGGTAAGGAGCCTATGTCTCTTCGTAGCGGCGATAAGTGTTCACGGTCCGGTTGTTGCGGCCGCATGGCTACCAGAAGCTCCAGGCAGAGCGGTGAGTTCCAGGTGCGGTACCTCAAGTGCCAAGTGTGTGGAGAATCAGCCCGCTCTGTCGTCTCTGCGACTGACGTGCGTTCGATTTGCTGGCGTCGAGCCCATCAAAAATAGTGTTGTGTGGCACAACACTTTCTCTTTCGCCCTTCTTCGGGTGAGTGATCGCTCCCAAATAGTTTGAACGTGTGGCACCTGTTTGCCGCACTCACAAACTAGGAAGCGAATCACATGGAAGCCTCGTCCAAGGTCAAGCAACTGCTCGACGAACTCGCCGCCGTCCTCGCTGAGATGGGCGCCCTCCAGGATGCGGGCGGCATCGAAGATACCGAGGTCGAGCACGACGCTGCCGACAAGGCCGGCATGGAAGAGGACGAGACCAAGTCCGAGTCTCCCGAAGAGGAGTACGAGGAGGAGGAGGCCAAGGAAAAGAAGATTCGCTGCCTCTGCGAGCGTGCCGAGAAGATTCGCGACCGCATCAAGTTCTACGAGTCGGTCGCAGCGAAGGAGCTTGAGCTTCGCACCGTCCTGGACAAGGCGACCCCCGCTTCGGTGGCTGCCGTTTCTCCCACCACCCCGGCCAAGGAGGGCCGATCCGTGACCCAGATTTATCACAACCTTCCCGGTGCCGGTCGTCTCCGTGGCTTCAAGGGCCCCAACGCCGAAGAGCGTGCTTACCGCGCTGGCATGTTCTACAAGGCCCAGCTTTTCGGTGACAAGGACGCTGCCCGCTGGTGTGCTGATCACGGCGTGATCGACAGCCGTGCGATGGGTGAAGGCGTCAATTCGCTCGGCGGAATTTTCGTAAATGAGGAAGTGCTCAATGAGGTGATCGTCCTTGTCGAGCAGTACGGTGTGTTCGCCCAGAACGCCCGCAACGTGAACATGCAGTCGGACACCCTCGTGGTGCCCCGGCGTGTTGGCGGTCTCCAGGCCTATTTTATTGGGGAAAATACGAGTATCCCCGACAGTGACGCTAGCTGGGATCGCGTGCAACTGATCGCGAAGAAGGTCGCGGTGTCGAACCGCATCTCCTCGGAGCTTCTTCAGGACAGCGTGCTGTCGCTTGGAGATTATCTGACCACGGAGACGGCCAGAGCCATCGCGATTCTCACGGATCGCGTGGGCTTCGTTGGTACGGGCTCCGGTGAAGACGGTGGTATCGTTGGTGCTGCGACGAAGATCGCCGACGGCAGCCACAACGGCGGCCTCGTGACGGCCGCGACCGGCAACACGTCGGCCACGACCCTCACGATCGACGACTTCGTGAACACCGCAGCCCGCCTGCCCGTGTACGCGAGGGCGCGTGCGGCATGGTACTGCTCGCCGGCCGTGTTCGCTGCCAGCGTGCAGCGTCTCGGCCTGACGAACCAGGGCAAGCTGACGGGCGGCAACAACGCCTCGAACCTCGCCGAAGCTCCCGAGATGCGTCTCCTCGGCTACCCGGTGAACTTTGTTCACACGATGCCGAGCAACCTGGGTGTCGACGCCGGCAAGGTGCAGTTCCTGCTCGGCGACCTGTCGCTCAGCACGATGTACGCGACCCGTCGCGGCCTCCAGATCAAGACCAGCGTCGATCGCTACGCTGAGCTTGACCAAACCTTGATCGTGGCGACCACGCGCTTCGACGCGGTCACCCACGACTGCGGAGACGGCACGAAGGCTGGCCCGCTCGTCGGTCTCCGCACGGCTCTCTCCTGATTTGTCCGGACACAGTTACCCCAACACCTTTCCTGGAGCAGATAGAACATGAACCACCTGGAAGCCACGAAGTCCGATTGCCGAGTCTCGGCCTCGGTTGCGTCGAACGCCACGCACAGCCATGAGATCGACACGATCGGCTACGAGTACCTGTCGGTCGACGTGGTCTACGGTGCCTACTCGGCTGCCACGAGCCAGTACGCAACGGTGCTGAAGCTCCAGGAGAGCGACGCCTCGGGCAGCGGCCAGACGGACGTCACCGGCTTCTCGGTGACCGCCGGCGCTGGCTCGACGACCGGTGCGAAGAACGGTGCCGTGTGCCGCTACAACGTCGACCTTCGCGGTCGCAAGCGGTACATCACTGTTGTCACGACTCCCGGCAACGCTACCCCCGTTGTGACGTCCGCTCGACTGGGCAAGGCCCACGAGTCGCCGTACAACGCCGCGACCGCCGGCGTCAACAGCTACGTTTCCGGCTGAGTCAAGGACGACTCACCTGGGCATGGATGCCCAAGCCATTTTTTAGTCGGAGGGCTTGGAGCACGATGAATGCGAGTTGTCGTTGGCAACGTCGAGCATGACGTTCAGGTAGCTGCTTGTTTCTCGGTTCCCCGACTGGGGTTCCAGGACAACTTCTTCACGGTCTTCTCTGCGCTTGCTCCCCACGGTGTGAAAATCACCAAGGGGACTGGCGCATTTTGGGACCAGACCATGTCTCGGATTCTCTCCGATCTCTCGAAAGAGGAGACCGGCAACCAGTTCGTGATTACAGTTGATTACGATTCTGTCTTTGAGCCCGACTGCGTGAATCGTTTGATGGCGGCGATGCTGATCAGTGGCGTCGACGCCCTGGCTCCGCTTCAAACGAAGCGAGACGATCAGACTTTGATGTTCACTCCGGAAGGCCTTGCAACGGATGAGGGCCCCGTGACCGTGAGCCTGCCGGGCGACTGGTGGGAGAAGCCGGCACAGCCTGTCGACACGGCCCACTTCGGCCTCACGATCATTCGCACGGCCGCCCTGCGGCGAATGCCCAAGCCGTGGTTCATCGGAATCCCGGGCCCCGACGGCGATTGGGGTGACGGCAGGCGAGACCCTGACATTGAATTCTGGCATCGCTTCCGAAAGGCGGGCAACACTCTCGCTGTCTGCCCGCAGGTCGCGATCGGCCACGCGGAACTGGTCATTACATGGCCCGACCAGCGGCTGAAGGCGATACACCAATACCCGACGCACTACTGGGGCGACGGCGGCAAGCGGCCGCCCGAGGCCTGGGGGAGCGAGGACCACGCGGCGAAGTCAACGAAGAGGACGCAGGAATGAAGATCAGACTCTTGAAAAACTGGAGTTGGTACAAGGCCGGTGACGTCGCGGACGTGCACGAGCCGCTTGCGAAGAACTGGCTGCACGAAGGCGTGGCAGAGCCGGCCGGCGAGGAGCGTTCAGTCGTCGTAGATCGGGCCGAAGCAGACAACTCGCGAGTCGAGCGGGCTGTCGTCACCGAGAAGCGGCGAAGCAAATGACGTATCCATCGCGGTTTGATCGCTACCTTGAGGTCGTTTCACGCACGAACCTGAAGTACCGATCGCTCGTGCGTGTCACGGAGCCGACTGTCGAGCCGGTCTCGGTGGCAGAGGCCAAGCATCACCTCAGGCTTGACGCTGACTTTAGCGACGACGACCTGTATGTCTCCTCGCTGATCACGGCCGCGAGGTATTACGTCGAGAATTACGTCGACAGGACACTCCTGCGGACTCAGTTTCGGATGAAGCTCGATTATTTCCCCACCTGGGACCTTCCGCTGCCCCGTCCGCCATTGATGGCGGACCCTGTCACTGTGCAGTACGTCTCGTCCGATGCTTCGCTCGGGTACGCGTTAACGAGCTACACCAACTTCCGGACCGATCGCGATGCCACCCCAGCCGTCATCCGGCCGCAGTGGAACGGAACTTGGCCTACTGTCCGGGGTGCCGAGAACGACGTCGTCATCTCGTGGTGGGCGGGCTACGGAACCACCGGAGCAGACGTGCCGATCCCCGCCCGCCACGCGATGCTTCTGATCTTGTCTCACTGGTACCGCACCCGCGAGAGCGTTTCAGAGGTCCGTTTCGCGCCCGTGCCCATGTCCGCCGAGACTCTCCTCGGCACCGTCAACTGGGGGCAGTACCGGTGATCAATGCAGGCGATCTTCGCGAGGCTGTCACCGTCCAGGTGGCGTCAAAGACGACGAACGCCTACGGCGAGACGGTCCTCAGTTGGACGACATTCGCGACACGCCGCGCTGCCGTCGACGGCAGGACAATCACCGAGACGATGGGCCAGGAGCAGCCGTACACGAGCGGGGCCTACAACGTCCGGTTCCGGTACCTGCCGGGGTTGACGTCTGAGATGCGGCTGGTGTGGACGAGCCGCAGCCCAGCCAGGACGCTCGACATTGTCGCCATCACCGAGAAGAACAATCGGGAAGAGCACCAGCTTGTGTGCAAGGAGTGGCGGGCGTGAGCATTGAGATTCTCGGGCTCGAAGAAACCCTCGACGCTATTCGCGCCATGCCCACGGTCATCGACCGGGCCAGGGCCTTTACGCCCGTGGCGGACCAGTTCAAGGCTCGGCTGACCGATGCGACCCCCATCGGATACAGCGGGAAGCTCAAGAAGTCTGTGATTGCCCAGGTCGACGACGAGCAGGCGATCGTCGGATACGAGGAGGGAGTCGAGACGGCCGGAAATCCGAAGCTCGACAGCGTCACGCGGCCACGCACCAGGGGCAGGAGCGTGCTCTGGGTCCACGCGGAGAGCCTGGAGGAACTCATGGCCCAGGAGTTCGAGGACTTCGAGTCCACGGCGGTCTCGGTTCTGGAGGAATCATTCGCGGAGCAGATCAATGCCGGCTCCTGAAACGTGGCTGAAGCATGCCCTGACCCAGGCCACAACGGCCGGCGTGCATCCAGTGCTCGCCCCGCAAAACGCAACCTTCCCGCTCGTCGTTTACCGCCGATCATCCACCCGCCGGGAGCGTGGAATGGGGGGAAACTTCGGCGTCCCGGTCGCCTCCTTCTCGGTTTCGATCGTCTCGCAGTCCTACTCCGAGGCCAAGGACATAGCCGACGCAATTCGCCTGAGGGCCGACAACTTTACGGGCGATTTTTCCGGCGTGAGAATCATTACATCGGCATTGACGGCCGAGAGCGACAACATGGAGCGTCCCCCCGAGGGCCAAGCCAAGCCGCTTTACAGGGTTGATCAGGTCTACGACGTTCGCTTTCAAGAAACTGTTTAACGTCCAAGGAGGGACGAAAAATGCCTTTCGAGTCTTCGCAGGGAATTGATTTCAAGTTTTCCGGCCAGTCGTTCACGGCGAACCAGATTCAGGTGTCGCAGCAGGTCAGCGAAATCGACGTCTCGTCGCTCTCTGATCCGACCGGCAGCTACCGCAGCTTTCGCCCTGCCCCGATCCGCGAGGCTCCTGAGCTTCAGATCGAGTTCGTCGGCATGACTCTCCCGCAGATGACCGCGACCGGCGCGATTACCTGGACGGTCGCCGCCAGCGGCTCGAACGCGGGCTTCACGACCGGCATTCCGACCGTGGCGCTCTGCACTCAGGCAAGCGTGACGGCCGCTGTCGGCGAGTTGATCAAGGGCTCGGCGACGTTCCGTCTGACGCAGAACTAGGCAACGCCTCCTGAGCTAGGGAGGTGATCCATGGCACTCCTGTCACCGCACGGCTCGCCTACGGCGAGCAAGGGGCTGGAGTGTACTTGGGCTGGGTTCATGCTTAACGTTAAGTCGCTGTCTTACAGCAGGTCTGCCTCGGCGGAAGTAGATATTACATGCATGGACTCGTCGGCCCAGACTGACGAGAAAAACTCAACGAGGAGACTCACCGTCAAGTCTGTTGATTACGGGATCATCGACCCAGGCGAAGTTCAGCTTGAGTTCTTGACCGGCGCAAACGGACTAACTTTGTCTAGTCTCATTGGCAGAAAAAGTGAACTCAAGTTCAAGACGGATGAGTTCGAGGTAGCGTCGCAAGCGATTCTGACACAGTTCTCAATGCAGATGCAGGTGGGCGAGTTCATCACCTGCAACTGTACGTTCAAGTTCACGGAGCTTTAGAATCCATTTGTACGGATACGGTTTCTTTTCCCCTGATGGAGTAGGTAGGCATGGCATTTCTCAACAAGGCGGCGATTCTGGCGGCGAAGGACAAGAAGCAGGTCGAGGTCACTGTTCCTGAGTGGCTCGACGATGCAGGGCAGCCCGGAGTGGTCTGCCTTCGGGTGCTGACCGGCACGGAGCGCGATCGCTTCGAGGCCGAGTTCGTGGGCGGCAACAAGAGCGTGGACATGGTCCGTGCGAAGCTCGTGGCGAAGTGTCTGTGTGACTCGGAAGGCAACCGTCTCTTCACCGAGCAGGAGATTCCTGCTCTCGGCGAGAAGTCGGCGGCCGTCCTCGACCGGCTCTTCACGCAGTGCATGAAGTTGAATCGGTTTACCAAAGATGACGTGGAGGAACTCGCGGGAAACTGCTGAGCCGTCCGAGGCGGCGATTTGAGTATCGGCTGGCGTTAGCACTCGGCAAGACGCACAGGCAACTCCTTGAGGAGTGCGATGCGCAAGAACTCGCTGAGTGGGAGGCCTTTTGGCTCATCGAGCCGTGGGGGGACGAGTGGCGACAAATCGCTCGTCTCACCACGGCTCTTTGCACTGCCTGGGGCAGCAAGAACCTTGAAGAAGAAATGATCATGCCGAGCCACAGGAAGCAACAGCAAACGCCTGGGCAGATGTTGTCTGAGCTAATGAAAATTCCATCGCTGACAAAGAAGTAATGGCAACGATCGGCAGCATCACCGTCGCGTTTGGGGCGGACCCGGGAGGTCTCAAGAAGGGCGTCGACGACTCGATCGGCTACCTCAGCGATCTGCGTGCGAGCATTGCAGAGACTTCGAGCGAGCTTGAGAAATTCAACACCACGCTTGCTGCGCAGGCCAACGTTGCAAATGCTGCGCTCGGCAAGATGCAGGTTGAGAAGCAGATTCGGATCGACGCAGATTTTGCTGCCGTCGAGGAGGCGGCCAGGGAAGTCGACGCCATCGCGGCGAGCGTTGAGTCTGATTCGTCTCCGAAGCTGACTATTTCGGCCGACACCTCTTCCCTGTCAGAAGCGTCTGGATTTGTCAGCGAGTTTGCTTCGACAGCGAGCGACGCCTTTCAGCGAACTGGAGACGAAGCCATCGCTGGCGCAAGGCGAATGGATGCCCTTCGCACTTCAGCTTCTGCAATAGCCGGCGGAGTCTCGCAAGCATATGGAGCAATTCAATCTACAGCACGCGCGACTTCGTCTGCGATTGATGCGGTTGGTGATGCCGCCTCGACGGTCGGCAAGGTCGGCCAGAAAGGGTTTCAGGGGCTGGGCTCTGCGGCAGACACTACCGTTGTGGCCGTTGGCAGGACAGTCGCGGCGGTGTCAGCGCTCAAGGCTGTCGGAGATGCTGTCGTCTCGTCTCTCGGGCTCTCCGCCAAGGGCGTAGCGGGATTCGTGAAGACACTCGGCGGCGCGGCCGTCGTCTCGGCGGCATTCGGGGGGAGCGCGGCGGCGACATCGCAGGTAATCGGGCGGATCGGCTCGATATTCGCAAGCGCGGGGGCGTCGATTGCAACGTACTCGGCGATCGTATCGCTAGCGAGAGTCGCAACGGCGGGCATGAGCGACGAGGCGAAGGCCTACGCCGAGTCCGGCGCTCAGTTTGTCGGCGCGATTGCGGCCGCCAAGGCTGGGGCACTCGTGGGCTCAGCCGCCTACAGAACGCTCGCGGCCGCCATATTCAACTCAACATCGGCGACAGACGCAGCCCAGAAGCTGGTTGCAATTCTAGGTAATTCATTTACGCAGGCCGCCAGCCGCGCCCAGGCTTTCAGCACAACTCTTTCGAGGGTAACGGCGGCAACAAAAATACTGGCCGCTGCGGCGGATGATAAAACTACTGTGTCCGGTTTCTCGGCGATTGTCGCCCAGACAGTCGGCATGTCCGCCGCGTTCGGCGCTGTGTCAGGCGCTGTCGCAAACTTTGCAGCCGGCCAATCCGTGGCCGCCGGTGCGGCGGCAGGGGCCGCTGCCGCCATGGGCAGCCTGATTGCAGCCTTCCCCGTAACGGCGGCGCTTGCCGCAACAGCGGCTGTCGCCACCGGCCGTTTTCACGACGAACTCAAGAGACTTGCCGGCGAAGCCGAGACGGTCTCCCAACTCTCTGACAGGTTTGGCGCATCGACGCAAGAGATGGAGCGGCTCAAGACGGCCGCAGAGTTTGCCGGCATCGGGATGACTCAGCTTGCGAGGGCGCAGCAGTCGTTTCTCGCGAATCTCGACAAGGTCAAGATTGGTCAACTCAACACCCAGAGCGTTCGCGAGGCAAAGATTGCCTTCGACAAACTTGGCCTGTCGATGGAAGACTTGAAGGATAAAGACCCGAGGCAGGTATTCGCGGAAGTCGCAGAGAAGCTGTCGGCGGTCAGGGACCCGGCGGAAAAGACCGCCATCGCGGTCGACCTCCTCGGGCAGCGCGGGGCGATGGTCCTGCCCGCGCTCAAGGAGTTCGGGGAACTCGCGAGCGACTTTGACCGCATCGGCGGAGCGCTCAGCAAGATCGACTTCGAGCGATTCAACTCGCTCGAAGGGTCCTTCGACCGAGCGGAGAAGGCGTCGAAGTCACTCGGCAGGACGCTCCTCGTTCCGTTCACGGAGCTTCAGAGGGCGTTCAACAACCTGAGCGCTGAACTGTCGGGAGGCCTGTCGAAGGCGATGGCCCCGATTGCGAGCATGCTTGCCGACATAACGAAGCCGATCGCCGTAATTATCGAAGCATTCGGCAGGATGCTCAACGTGTTGCTGAGGATTATTGGAATCTTCACGGCGATTGCGGCGTACTCTCAGGTCTTTGCCAGTTTTGCGGCAGTCGCCAAGGGTTTTGGCGAGGGCTTCAACGCGGCCCTGAAGCCTCTCGAAGAACTGATCGCCATGCTGACGGCCGGTTCGTCTGAAACGACTGTCTTCAGCAAGGCAGTGGAAAGCATGATGGTAGTGCTGAACGGCATAGGGAAAGCCATCGGACTCGTCATCGGCGCGATTGCCAATCTTGCAATCTTCATCGCTGCGGGTGCCGCCGCGTGGGGCATCTACACGGTGGCGGTGGCTCTTGCGAGTGCCACTTCGCTCACGGCGGCAGCGAGCTTTGTCATCGCCTGGGCCGCTGCCCTCGGCCCGATCGCGCTCGTTGTCGCGGGCCTTGCTGCGCTCGGGGCGGCAGTAATGGCCGTCGGCTACGCCGTTGTGCAGGGGGCAAAGTGGCTCTACAGCTTCGGCCAGTCCATCGGCCTGATCGGCAAAGACCGCAAGAAGATCGACGCAACGAAGGCGTCCGTAGAAGAGCTTGCCGTGGCGGCTGCCGCCTCGGCGAAGGCTGTCGAAGCGTCAGCGGCCGGTGTGCCATCAATCAAGGCGCCGGGTGTCGAAGAGATAAAGTCCGCTGTCGCCGGAGCAACTGACGCACTCGGTGAACTGACGATCGAGGCTGCCAAGTTTGGAGATGCCGGCTCGGACGTTGCATCGACGGCCAGCATTCAGTTCAACAAACTCAAGCAACAGTTCGCCGACGGCGCAATTAGCCTTGAAGAGTTCAGAAGCGGTGCTGCCGAACTCGCAGACAACCTGCGAGAAAACCTTGACGCAATGAAGGACGACAGTCCTGAGATCATGCTCAAGAAAAATCTTGATCTCTACAAGCAGCTTGACGGCGCCGTGAAGCAGGCCGGAAAGTCCATTCGCGATCTGACCGCCAACAGAGAAGTAAACGACAAGCTCTTGCCGGCGTCTGCGGAAGTCAAGCGTCGCGCAGAAGAACTAAAGAGCCAGTACACGGCCGCGTTGGAGGCAATTAAGCGGAAGCAGCAAGCCGGCGGCTTCCAGAAGGAATTGACGCAAAAGCGAGCGCAGCTCGACGCCGACTTCCAGTCCGGCCAGATCGACTCCGCGCAGTACACGATGATGAAGCTGGAACTTGACTCCACGAGCGCCCAAGAGCAGGCGCAGATCGCCGCCGAGGAAGTCCAGCGAGAGTTCGACCGCAAGAAGGCAAAAATCCAGGCCGACATTTCCTTTGCCGACGACATCCGCAAGAAGCTCGAAGACGCGTTCACGTCTCCCGTCCAGAAGATGGAGAAGGAACTCAAGAAGATCGCAGAGAATCCGGACCTGAACCCGAGCGAGAAGGCAGCGGCGTCCTTCATGGTCAAGAATCAGGCACGCGAGCAGCTTGTCGGCAAGAATGCCCAATCGCAACTCCAAGAGCGGAGACGCGACCTAACCCAAGCCAGGGACTCGGGCCTCATCTCCGGCGAAAGTTTCAACGCAGAGATGAAGAAGGCCGCAGAAGATTTCGCCGCCGCTGTCGGGGTCACAAAGACTCCGTTCGAGGCATTCTCGTCGTCGCTCGATAACATCGCCAAGCAGTTTGGCTTTGCCGGGCAGCCACTCGAAGAGGTTCGCCGTAAGCTGGCCGGCAACGCCGAGCAGTTGGCGACCTTTGACCGCGCCGTGGCCGAGGCTCGCGACAACTTGCTCGCGTCTCTCGGCGTCGAGAAGAGCCCGCAGAAGGTCTTTGAAGAGCAGATGGAAAAGATCGACGAGGCGGTCAATTCGACCGACCCGTCAAAGAGGATCACCGAGAGCGAGGCCGCCCAGGCACGCGCGGCCGCGACCCGAAAGCGAGACTCGTCGCTTGGGGCGGGCGAAGACTTGGGCGGGCAGTTCGCAGAGCGACGGGCCAAGATTGAGGAGGCTTACGGCGACGGCAAGGACCCTGCCCGTGAGTCCATTGCCATGAACAAGCTGGACATGGATCGCCGGCAGGCTGCCGGTCTCGACGCCACGCCCGCACAGACCCTCAAGGCAGGCGTCGACAAGATCAACGACGCGTTCGGCGTCACCGGCAAGTCGATGGCCGAGATTCAGGCTACGCTCTCCCCGGAGGCGTTCGCGGAGTACCAAGACGCGATCAAGGAGAACGCCGACAAGGTCAAGGCAAGCCTGGGAGTTGAGCAATCCGGCGCAGAGAAGCTCGCAAAGTCTCGGGAGAAGCTGGAGCAGGCCGTCAGGGACGGCGTGATTACGGAGCAAGAAAAGAACAAGGCCATCAAAGAGCAGCGAGACGCCCTGCTTTCTTCGCTCGGCATACCGAAGACTCCCGCCCAGGACTTCGAGGACGCCGTTAACAAGATCAAGGAGAACGCAGCCGAGCTTTCTCCTGAAGAGATAACGAAGGGCCTGAAGGAGGCAAAAGACAAACTGCTTTCGAGCCTCGGGATCGAGAAGTCGCCAGTGCAGGCCGCTTCGGAGCAGATGGAAAAGCTGAGCGAAGCCTTTGCGAAGGGCCAGATCAGCGCCGAGGAGTTTGCAAAGGGCTCCCAGAAGGCCAAGGACACGCTGCTCCAGTCGCTCGGCATTCCGCTCGATCCTGTCACGCAGTTGGCAGAGAGGATGAAGAATCTCGACGAAGCTCTCGCTTCAGGTTCGATCACTAACGAGGAGTTCAAGCGAGGACAGGAAGAGGCGAAGAAGTCTTTCCTGCCCGGCGGCGAACAGGAGAGCCCGGTCAAGAAATTCCAGCGAGACCTGGAAACGCTTCAAAAGGCGAACAGCGAGGGCCTGATCGACGACAGTGAGCTTGCCGACCGCAAGAAAAATCTCCAGGCCGAGCTTCAGGAGTCTCTCGGCCCCGCCCTCGACAACCTCAAGCCCGACCGCCGGGCGATCGAGGGCTCCGACGTTCGCAGCAAGTCCGGCGTCGACACCTTCTTCCGCATCCTTCGCGGCAATGACAATCCGTCGCTGAAGGCACAGCTTGAGGTGGCAAAGAACACGCGATTCCTCGCAGAGGCCGCAAGGAATCCAGACGCCGCGCCAGTGATCGCGCAACTTCCGGCGAGGTAGCTATGGCAGTCGTTTCAACGAGAGAGATGTTCCGTGGCCGATCGCGGTCAGCGACGTTCGGAGACGTGCCGACGTACACTCGCGTGTGGATGGTCACCGTCGACGACGCCGCGAATGCGTACCAGGAAATCAGCGCTGCCCCTGGAGTCGCGTGGCTTGAAAACCACCCTGAGGATGAGAATGCTTTCCTCACGGATTCGAGCGTTCAGCAGGAAGGCGACTCGCCGTTTCACTACCGAGTCACGTTCACCTACAAGGGTCTCAAGCCCGACGAGGCCAATCCGATCCCGACCGATCGACCGGCGCAGTTTTCCTTCTCAGGTTCTCTCGCCTCGGCCCCTTGCTTCTGGCACTACCCAAACCCGGGCGATAATTCTGCTTCGTCTAGGCGGATCATCATTAACACTGCCGGTGACCCCATCGGCGGCCTAGACCGGGACGAGGGTGAGTTTACGGTCTCGATCACCAAGAACACTCTCCCTCCCTTCCCATACGCCAAGGCACAGAACTACGTCGGCGCGGTCAACAGCGACTCATGGAGCGGTGGCGTTGCCGGGACGTGGAAGTGCATGTCAATCACCGGTAATCGGAAGATCGAAGAGGTCAACGGAACTCAGTTCGTCTACTACGAAGTGAGCACGACACTTGCCTACCGTGGCACGGGATGGGACCTCCAGACCTGGGACGTTGGGTTCAACGAGATCGTTGGCGGCCAGCGGAAAAAGATCATGGCCGGCAGCGAGCCGGTGAGCGAGCCGGCGGCGTTAAGCAGCGGCAGGGCCAAGGCCCCGGGCCAGCCCCCAGACATGCTGATGTTTCGCATCTACAAGTCTTTGCCTTTCCTTGAAACGTTCCCAGTTATACCGGATACGGTATGAGTTCAGGCAGCTACAGATCGAGCGGCAACTGGGGCACGAAGGCCGTTCAGTTCACGCTTCAGGATGCAGAGCGAATCGCCGCTGCGGTGCAGTCGTCGGAGCGAGGGCGGCGAGGGCGAAAGCCGAGCACGCTGCCGAGGGCGGCGGGCGGCGGCGGACAGGCTTCCGGAGGCGGCGTGACATTCGCAACGTTTGGCGGCTCGTGGTTTAAGGGCACCTACAAGACGATCACGCTGCTTCCTGGAACCGCAACGGCGTCTGCTTACAATTCCCTGTCGAACATCGCAGGCACCGGCGCTGGAAGGAATTGCACGGTCTCCGTGTTTCCGGGCCCCGGCCCAAGCGGAGAAGAGGACGAGTACCGCCTAGTCTCTGCGGAGTGTTCGTGAAATGAACGGGCTCGGGATTGGAGACTGCCTGAAGCGGTTTCTTTGCTGCTTTCCACGGGTTTACGCGTGGTTCCTGTATCATCGCCCTGGCCTTCAGAAGACCGCCGGCAACGATAATTTAGAGGCCGGCGACAACTGCGGCACGCTTCCGCCAATATCTGGCTATGGAATTGTCGGGCCAGTCGAGTCCCAGGAGGAATGGGAGTATGTTGCCGGCTGCGGGGCGAGAGCATACGGAATAAAAAGCGACGGATCGCTTTGGGGGTGGGGCACCGGAGCCCTCGGAGACGGCACCTCCTCCGGCAGCGCAGTTCCAGTGTTCATTCACCAAGGCCCCTGGAAGATGGTTTCGACGAGCGCCAACAACGCAACGCTTGCCATCAAAGAAGACGGGACCATGTGGTCATGGGGAGATAATAGTGCCGGCCAGTTGGGCCTCGGAAGACGGGGCTCTCCGCCGGGGACATCTGCCCCCAAGGCGAGGCTGTCCTCGTCGATAGCGCGAGTTGATTGCAGCGATGGAGGGATGTATTCAAAAACTCCTTCGGTTTCTTTTTTTTATAAGAGCAGCGAGCACCCTGTCTACTGGGACGAAGCCCCTGGACCCGGCAGCGGCGTCGTGGCAGAGGCCGTCATGGATTACTCGCTCAAAGACTACCGGATTAACGTCGATGCTTCCGGGAGTGGGTACACAAGCATTCCTCTCGTTCGCGCAGTCGAGCAGCAATCACCTCCAAAAGAAGAGGCATCAGTCAGCCTTACTGTCCGCTTCCAGGTGGTCTCCGTAGAAGTGCAGGCTGGCGGCTCAGGGTACTCGACGCCTCCAGTTGTGACAGTCCCAGGAGTTTCTGGTTTTCAGGCAACGGCAGTAATTTCAGGCGGCACGATAACGGCGATAGAAATTCAATCGCCGGGATTTGTTCAGTTCTCGTCAACCGGCGACAGCGGGGGGCAAAGAACGCTCCCAGTCGTAATCGCGGGGGCGGGGGTCGGGGCCTCAGCGCTCGCAAAGCTGGGGAACGGTTATATAGTCGAAGGAAACGTCTCGGCTTCAGGCAGCGGATACCGGGCTCCAATTTCTCTTGAGGTCCCCGGAAGCGGGAGAGTTTCCGTCCGGTCGACCGGCAAGGTTGTTGGCGTAAAGATTTACAACGGCGGCAGCGGTTACACAAATAGCAGCACGAAGGTACTTTCAGTCCGATTCAATCGTGATCCCCAGGACGAATTCACCTGGGGAAACTCTGCTTCGGGCACTCCCGCACTTGTCCCGGCCCAGGCGACAGTCGAGTGGGAAGGCGATCTATCTTCATACCTTGCCGACCCATTTTTTACGGGTCGAGACGGAAGGATTCTCGGCTTCTCCTTCGCCTATACCGCCCCGACGAACTTGGTTTCACTTGAGGCGAGGATCGTCGGCGGCGGACTCTCGTGGGAAGACGGAATTCCCGTCTCCTACTCGGGGGGCAGGCTGAGCTACGACGGCTCTTCTGAAGTCGGCTTTTATACCGCCCCGTACATTGCGATGAAGATTTCGATTTCGACAACAGCTAACACATCTTTTGGCCCGTTCCGGCCGATCTTGAGGTACGAAAGCGACGACGACCCCCGCAAGGCGATAGCCGATGCGTGGGACGTGGAGTACAGCGGCGGTAGACAAATTTTGCACCCCTACTTCTGCAATCCTTATCCATGCGAACGAGAGACGATCACAAAAGAGACCGGAGACCTTGTTGAGTTTGTCAACAGCCTCAAGGGTGAGGTTTATCCAGGCTCTGTCGTTGCAACAAGTTCGATGGACTACTCTTGGAACTCCTGGTACTACGGCGACCAATTCTACTCAAACATTGCTGGAGAGCCGGAACTGGTCGTCAGTCCGGAGGGCGCTGAGTTCGAGCTTTTCGACGTTTTTGACGGGAGGGCTTTTTTTAACCAGACGAGCACTGGCGGGGAGTACAGGCGAGCCTCATCGTCCGACCTGCCTGCCCCGCCGCCGTTTGTCGACCCTTGCGGGCGATCAATTACTTACTCCGGGCACAAAAGAATTACTGTTGACTATGAAAATATTAGCGTAACGCTTACCGGCCACAGCGTAGAACCATATTTTATTGCAAGGTCCATATCGCTGCCGCAGGGGGCATTCCCATATCCTAAATCATCCGCCGGGCGGGCGTTTTTTGCATTTGGAGAAGGGCGAGAGCAGGGCTGCTTTTCGGTGGGGCTCAGCGGATTGCAGGTCCACAGAGTCGGGGGCTATTGGGTCAAAGAGCCTAGCGTCACAGCACCCTACGGCCTGTCAGGCGGCGGCAGCCCGATCCCTCAGCAAATTCCAGGACAGTGGTCTCACTGTGAGGCAGACCAACTTTCTGCGGTATCGTCTTCGGGAATTGTTTACAGGTGGAATTCAACAGTCCCGCAGCCTGAAGACATGGGTCGCCCGGCAGAGATAAACGTTTCGTGGAATAAAGACAGCGTTCCATCTCGCGACCGAGCGGTCAGGTCTGAGTACGAAATTCGCGGTTTTCGTAGCGGCTTCTTCAGTTCTGAACTCGATCAAAGATTTTTCACCATGTCGCCCCCGCAGGCGATCAACGGAGCGGCAGCGGCCATAGAAAGAACGAAGAGGCTGTGCTACGAGTACAGGTTCTTCCCGGATGAACTGCCAAACGACTACTTCTACTTCATTAGCACAAAATCCAGCGACGAGAAGGACGGAGTCGACGGCGAAGCCCAAGTGATGTTCAACAAGAGGCCAACCGCCGATTGCTTTATGAATGATTTCTCGACTCCCCCTCTGACCGTCTACTCTACAGGAGCCGGCTATCGCTCGCCCCCGGAAATACTTTTCTCTCGCGGAGGTGACCCGCTCGTTGAAGTGACAACCTCTCTGGCGGAGGTTCCCGCCTTTTTAGAGACCCGCTCAAATTACGCATTAGCGGAAGGCGGCGAACTATGGCATCTCGGCGGCGGCTGGAGAGTAGTCGACTTTGATTACAAAATAGTCGCAAGAAAAGCTGCCTTTGAATCATCTCCACTGTACGACTCATTTTTTATTCTAGCATCCACGTCGGACGTGGTGGAGAGCGATAGTGAAGGCAACGAGACTATATGGAAAAACGTGTCTCCATACTTTTGGTGGAATAGTTATAACTATTATTCGACGCTCTCCCCGGCTTGCATGACAAAAAGTCCAGTGAACCACGAAACGGTTGAGTCGGTGGACGCTGTTGTCGGGTACGTTATCGTTTTCGACGACGGCGGAAGCGGCTTTGATAATTATAGCCAATGGACAATCAGAGTAACTCTGCCGCAGCAACTCTCTTTGGCCGCCGCGTTCTCCGCCTACAGTGTTCTTAATTACACTGCGGAGAGAACCATTTTCGGAAGCAACTCTCCGCCGTTTCCCTCATTTCCTGACGAGAAGGGGTACAAACTTTCTAAATGGGTTTACGATGAGAGACGCCGTGTCAACTCGTGTACGGGGACGTCCGCGTGGGACGGTGGCCCCGGGCCGGAGCAAAGTCAGTTCAACATTCCAGGGGCGGACTTGCGCATTCCGAGTTCCTGTAGCCACACGACGGAGTATGTGATTAAAAGAAGCCAGGGCAACGTCACTTCGCACCAGTCAAGTCCGTGGATGGGTTCGCTTATCCCCCCGACCGGCCTCGCTCCGGGAATTCTGTACTTTAATTCTATAAGCGACTTAAACGATGAGCCTACCGTCGAGTTTTTGTGTACCAGCGGCTCGGAGTCTTACGAGTCGCTGCCGTCATACCGAGTGATTCCAGTGACGGGGTATTTGCAGTCGCTGGGCGGGCAGCAAAAAGTCGACGGCTCGTGGTCTGACTTTGAAATTGAGTCTGGTGCCAGAAAACTTTACAAGGCATCGTTTCCTACATACACCGGAATCGCGGCCCCTGGCGACGAGGCGGAGTTTGTCAAGACGAACCATGACGTCGGGCTAAAGGAGGACGGCTCGCTGTGGAGACTAGGGACTCCCGGGGTGAGCCCGTCCCGGGTGATGGGGAACTTGGAACTGAAGGTCGTCTCGCCCGGCAGTGGGTACACGTCGCCGCCAACGGCCGAGGTCTCGCCCCAGCTATCCGGAGTAGCTACAGCCACGGCGACATTCAACGGGAAGATCGTGGCAGTTGGCATCGACAATCAAGGCGCCGGGTACAGAACCCCGCCGCAACTCACAGTCTCCGGCGGCGCTCAGCTTCAGGCAGTCATCCTGGGTCCAGTCGACTCCGTGACGGTCACCAACGGTGGGTCGGGGTACAAAAACCCGCCACGGGTGATTTTCTCGACCCCTGGAGCTTCCGCTTCGGGGAAAGCCTCTATGAATGGCAGCGTCGCATCCGTGAGGGTTGTCGACGGCGGTGAGGGCTACTCTGATCCTCCGACGATCTCGATGGGAGGAAACGCAACCGCGACCGCAACGATCAAGGGATACATCCAGAGTGTCATTGTCAACGAAGGCGGACTATATTCTTCAGCCCCGTCGGTCAACTTCTCTGGCGGCGGAGGCTCCGGCGCGACCGCCGTCGCCGTGATGGCTAGATCAGGAAACTCTCTCAAGGTTTCGTCCGTCGTAGTGACGAACACCGGCAGCAACTACACGTCATCTCCGGCCGTGAGCTTTTCGGGCGACGGGTCTGGAGGCGCAGCCACGGCCGTCCTGAACGCATCCGTCGACAGCGTGTCTCTGACGTCAGGCGGCAGCGGTTACGGAGACCACCCGACGGTCACGGCCGACGGCGCGGCAAGAACTCAGGCCAAGATTGCCGCAACGTGCTCGCTGGAGGTCGACTCAGTTTCTGTCGTGAACGGTGGTTCGTATAGGTCTGCTCCGACGGCCTCATTTGAGCCTGTCGGAGAGATTTCGTCCGTCAGCCTCACGTCAGGCGGCGACGGATACTCTTCTGCCCCGGAAGTCAAAATCCTTGGCGGCCTGGGCTCCGGGGCGGAGGCGGCCTGCACGATATCCGCCTCGATTCAGGGCTTCGCAATTACGAACAGAGGCAGAGGATACCTCTACCCGCCATACGTCCTGATAAATGGTGGACGGCGTCCCAAGCAAAGCACGCAAGCGAAGGCGACGGCCGTACTTGCGGGCGGGTCCATTGCCTCAATCTCCGTCGACGGAGGAGGCAGCGGATACTACGGGCAGCCAACGGTGGCATTTAAGTTTCCTGAGTCGGCAATCGCGAACTCTTCCGTGTCGAGCGGCTCCGTGTCCGGAGTTCAGGTCCTTTCCGGTGGATGCTACTACACTGATCCGCCGCAGGTTGTATTTGAGGGTACAGGGACAGGCGCGGCAGCAACCGCGCAGGTGCAGGACGGCGTCGTCACGTCCGTCAGCATTACGAGCGGCGGAAGCGGATACTCGACGCCCCCCAGGGTCAGTTTCTTTGTACCCAAAGGCGGCGGCGGCGCGGCGGCGGCGGCCGTGCTGTCGGGCGTGGTTGATTCAATCAGCCTCGTCTCTTGCGGCGTCAACTACGACCAGGACGCCTTGCCAGAGGTTCTCTTTATCGGCGGAGGCGGCTCCGGCGCGTCTGCATCGCTGTCTGTTGCAAAGTCTGGCTCCGGAGGAAATGCAACGACAACGATCAACGGCTCTGTCATCTACGCGAAAATCGTCAGCCAAGGCTCTGGATACCAGGACGAGCCGGCGGTTGGGGTCTCTGATTCAACAAACTTTATCATTCAAAAGGCAGCCCAGGAACTGGCTGATGGATTGATTGACCAAGATTCGCATGACGAGATTGTCGACGCGTCGCGAGCCGTTATCCGAGCAGGCGTTGCCGGGTCCGTCTCGGGAGTGACGATACAAAACGCGGGCCAGAACTACGTCCACGCCTCCGGGAGGTTCCACAACCAGCACGGCGAAAGAAAGCCGTCGGACGTGGCGTTCAGGGGGCCGAGACTGGGAACCTTTGAATCGCTTTCATTTGCAAGTACGCAGGCGTCGACTTCAACGAACGCTAGGGGCGGCGGGGAAGTAACGGCGGTGCCCTCGCCGGGAGGAGAGTCTTTTACGAAAAGGCCTACAGTTCATTTCTGCGACACGATCGGCGTTTCCTTGTCGACCAGGGCAAGAGTTTCGAGCGTGGGCGTGATCAAGGGAGACCGCCTAGATTCACAGGGGTATTCCCTTTCGACGGTTTTCCCTTGGTACGGAATTAATGGGTGGCCGTTTAAATTCGAGTCATCTCCTAGCCTGCCGTTTAACTCGAACTACGGGAGCTTTAATGTATGCGCGCAACCCAACCCCGGCGCAAGAAATAAGGCAGGGAGCCCAGTTAAGGGAGTCGTGCATCCATACGATTTCACTTGCTCAGCCATCCGGGCCGCTACGTTTTCCGGAAAGTTCGTTAGATTCCCGACGATTGGCGTGGAGTCCAGCTTGGGGGCCAGGGAACTGTGGCAAATGACTGGAGGAGGGGAAATAATGCACTATCAAGACGTCCCACTGCCGGGCCAGCAAAAGCATTCCGGCGACATCCAGGTCATAGTGCTTGATCCAGGTGTCGCTGAAGTCTTGTCTCCTCAGTTTCAGGTATCCATCTCGGGCGGCGCGGTTGTGTCGGTTTCCGCAAGCGGGCCGGCGAGGTTCGACGGGATATGGGGAGCCGGAGAACTTGTCGTCCACGGTGGCGGAGGCAGCGGTGCTAGGCTCTCTCTCTCTGTTTCAAGCGAATCGATGAATGTGTACGTTTTGGACGGAGGAAGCGGGTACACATCTGCCCCGAGCATAAAGTGGGTTTTGCCGCAACAGGCATACGGCTTCAGGATGCCAGATCAATCTTCACCGTATCCGGCAGACGACTCAAAATGGAAGACTCGGCGCCCGGCAGATGGCTACCTTTCAATAGGAGATCGACGAATTGAGTATGTCATCGGCTCGACCGATGGCGGGTATGTTTCAATTAACGATAACGATCCGTTCGGAGGAACTGGTCTCTACGCTTTCTATAAAGACGGCTTCGTCTCCGACGCTTCGCTCCTGGACGCAGGGTACTTCACGCAAAACTTTGACGGACCGGCATTTCTCAAGCATTACACTTCTCCCCCGGCAGTGACATTGTACGGAGGCTCTCCAGACGAGCAGGCGACCGTGCAGGCACCGGTCGTGCAATGGACAGACAAGTTCTCCGGCAAGGATGGGCTTTGCGTGGCTGTCCGACAAACATGAACCCCTGCCTCCCCGGAACAGCCCTGAAGCAACTCCTGTCCTGGTTCAAGCTCCAGGACGAAGCCGGCTGCCGGTGTGCGTCCAGGGCCCGAATCATGGACGCTTGGGGGTGTGACGAGACAGAGAGGAGAATGGACGAAGTGGTAGGATGGCTTCGTGAGGCCGCCGCCGCCCGAGGACTGCCGTTCATCGATTTCGCCGCCAGAGCCGCCGTGAAACTTGCAATCTGGAGAGCGAGGAATGGATCATCACTTCCTGATCAACGGGCAGAGGTGGCTCTGGAGGTACTCGACGCTCAAGGGCGGAGCGGAGGGCTGGACGGAGTACAGCAAGCACAAGGTGCTGATCCACTCGAAGCTCCGCCGGCGAGCGAGACTTGAATGCGAATTGCACGAGGGATTGCACGCTGCCCTGGGCGACACGATCAGCGAGTCCTGCGTCGAGCGGACGGCTGCGGACTTGGCAAAAATCCTCTACTCGTTAGGCTATAGGCTGGATACGCGTACCCACGGAGGGCAACAGCCATGATCGACGACAGGGAGGCGGTGGAGGAATTGGTCGAAGAGATGAAGAGCGACGACGTCGTGCCTCGACTCTTCGACTCGCTCGACAATCCGAAGGACATCGTCGGCAGCAACAAGTTGCCGCTTCATCTCTGGCCGATGACGGCCACCGCGATGGGCTCGATCGCGATGCTCAACGGCGCAATCAAGTATGGTCGAAGCAACTGGCGGGTAGTTGGCATCAAGGCCTCGATCTACGTCGACGCCTGCCAGCGGCATCTCTCGCAGTGGTTCGAGGGACACGAGTGCGACGAGGAGGGGGTGCCTCACCTCGCTTCGGCGCTCGCCTGCCTCGCGATCGTTGTCGACGCCCGCGCTGCCGGGACGCTCAGGGACGATCGGCAGGTCGAGGGCGGATACCGAGAACTCGTTCAGCAACTCACGCCGCATGTTGCCAGGATCAGAGAACTGCATGCAGATCGTCCGCCGGCCAAGCAGTGGACGATCCGAGACTCTCCCCCGCCGTGAGAGGCGGCCACGCGTCCTCGCCTACCCCGTGTGGCCGCCTCCGGCGGGCTTATCCTCGATGAATCGTCGGCAGGACGTGGCACGCGGGCGTGCTCAAGTCTGCATACCTGGGGTCGAGGTATGCCTTCGTGATTTTTGGGCTTGAGTGATCGAGCAGGAGAGTTGGATTGCCTCCCCTCGCAGCGTAGTGACTCGCAGCACAGCGTCGGAGCTTGTGGAATTTTGCCTTCCTCCCGCTCCCCAGGCCCGCCGCCGTGACAATGTCGCCAAAACGCATCCAAATGTGCGTGTAGCAGCGATCCCAACGCCAGATCAGGTCCGTCGGCTTTCGCCCCTCGCACAGCTTGCCCACGAGCAACGCCGTCTCGTCGGTGAGCGTGTAGAGCCGGTCTCGTTTGCCCCCCTTGCGGTTCTCGGCACGGACGAGCAGGCGAGCCCCGGACCAGTCCTCGACGCGAGCGGCGAAGATCGCGCCGCACCGTTCCGCCGACTC